CTAGAAGGGGATGCAGCCTGAGCAGGGGGCGCGGTTTGGGTCTGTTGAGGTGCCGCTTGCATTGACGGGAAGGCCGCAGACGAAGCAGCGGGGGCCTGCGGCTGCGCGAAAGGGCCGGTAGGCGAGGGCATGGAGAATCCTGCCGGCTGTGCCTCCGCGGGCGCTGCTGTCGCCTGGGTAGGAGGAGGTGCCGCCAACTGCCTCGGTACATCATCCCGCCCCACATACTTGTCGGTAGCCTTGCTCGACACCGCCTTGACGACGAGCTGCGCGGAACGCTCGTCGAGCCAACCGCCGGTCGGCACGTCCTGCGGGATCGCAAACGTCAGCACGCCGTTGACGCCGGCCTCGAAGGCGAGACGGCAGATGACATGGTTCACCGCCACCTGCTGTCCGCGGAACCGTTCGGCATACGCCCGCCAGTTGGTGAACGAGCCGGGCGTGAGCACCAGGCGGAAGATCATATCCTTGGGATAGCCGACGACGATGACGGCAAGCCACTTCTCATCGCGGCACGCCTTGATCGCCGCCCCGCTCATCTTGGATACCGCGGAGCCGCGGACGTTTTTCGGACACTCGGCACAGGTGCGTGATTGCGGGGTGACCGCTTCGCGCGACGGAGCGATGCCGTTGGCGGAGAAGCATGTCGGCGGTTCCTTCGAGCCCGGCTCCCACTCGTATTCGAAATAAGTCTTGCAAACGACCTCGGCGATGTCGGCGATAGCTACGTCAAGGTAAACCGAATTTACCGGCTCCTCGAGACCGGATGAGTCGACGAGCGTGAATCGGTTGCCGCGGATGGAGATGTGCGGCGGCAGGACGGAGCCGAGGCCGACAAAGGCACGGTCGGAGAGGTTCGGTACGGCTAGATTTTGCAGGTAGGCAGGAAGTGCTGGCTGGTTCATTTTGGGTTCCTTGAACGATCATATTTGTGGTTGCACTTACGTTGATAGGCGTTTTCACAGATTCTACAGCGTCGATGCCCCTTTTTACTTAATATTAAATTAGTTCCTGCTAAAGGATGCCCGTTTTTACAGTGTGTCTGTCGCATCCTTCGACCGGACCAACCAGTACCGCGTTTTAAATTTTCTCTATTTGTTACCGGTTCCAAATGCTCAGGATTACAACAAAGCGGAACTCTACATAAATGATCCAAGACAAATCCCCGTGGAATTTTTCCTTTTAACAAAATGTAAGTCAGTCGGTGAGTTCCTATTTGGATGGCACGTCCAACAGAAGTTTTTCCATATCCGTTGACAGTCATCGGGCCAGTCCAAATCCAACATCCTGAATTAGGCTCAGGAATTATTTGCCGTTGAATGCGTTCTGGTAATTTTGAATCCATTAAGAACGCCTTATGTGCACACTGGTATTAAAACTTACCTCCGTTCCAGGCGGCAATTTACCTTCATTGTGATCCATAAAGTTACGAAAGGCATCAACTTGAGGAGCACGAAATTGAACCATTTCACTACCGCCATCTTCCCAATTTTCGTTGATATAGTCAAGAAATGCTTCTGAATTTATCACTTTAGGAGTCATACTTGTGGTTTGGTACGCGGTGCCGGCATCGGTGCGCACAGATTCGCGCTTCTGCGCGATGAACTCTGCCAGGAAGCCCTGCTGGATCGCCTGCATCTCCTCCCGGAACGGCTTGAGGTATTCCGCGAACCGTTTGCTCTCGGCCTTGACAAAATCGTCGATCTGCAGGTAGCGGGCGATGCGTTCCTCGTCGGTCATAACTGCCCTTTACGCACTAAATCAAGAAGCGCGCCTTGCAACGATTCGTTATTCTCCAAACGGCGAAACATTTCCCGCTCGAGCGGGTTGGACACGAACTGGACAATCGATACGGGATATTTCTGCCCCGGCCGATTTACCCGCTTGTTTCCCTGCAGGTACAGTTCGGTCTTGTCGATCGGAGCGAGCCATAAAACCGTGTCCGCCACGACGAACTCGTTGATCCCGTGCGCGGTAGTCTGCGGATCGGCGATGAGCACCTTCAAACCCCCTTGTGCAAACCGTTTTATGACCTCTACACGATCTTTAGGCGCTACCTCGCCGTTAAGAATCGCGCACTCCCACCGTTTCGAAAGGTGAACATGCAGCAGGTTCACCACGCTTGTCAACGGGACAAAGCAGACGATCGGACGGTCTGTGGATTCGATGACGCTCTCGGCTTCCTTCAGCCGCGGCATGGCGTCGACCGCGTGCGCCTTGTGGTCCTGATCGTACACGGCACCAAGACTGATCTGCAGGAATTTCTGCCGGGCTGCCGCCTCATTGGCAGCAGTGATAGGTTGACCAGATTTTATCGTCAGTTGCAGATCGCGCTTGAGATCCGCCATGAGCTTCTTCTGCTCCGGCGTGAGCGGGATCTCCCGCTGCTGCACGGTTACTGCGGGACCGTCCCATACCTCCTTGATATCGATGCGGATCGCAGGCGTGAGCAGGGCTTGAGCGCGCTCATAGCCGTCCTTGCGCGGCTTCCAGACGAAATTGGACCATTTTACCATGGTCTCCTGCTGGAAAGTGCGAAAACTCTTGCCTCCGGCATTGTTCACCATCTTGGCAAGGCCGTAGGCATCGGTCGGCGCGTTTGGCGTCGGGGTGCCGGTGAGAAGCCACAGATAATCCCGGCCGCCAATCACTTCCCTGGCGATCCGGTGCCGCTTGGTGGTGGCGTCACGGTACCCGGATGCTTCGTCAACGATGACCACGCTAATCCGAGTGTCCGCCAGCGCTCGCGAGAATCCATCAAGGGTAAGCTTCTTGCGACTGTGCGCCCCGACACCGACCCCATCAAAATTGCAAATGAGGAAGTCCGCCTTGCTATTGGATAGGATCTTTAGCCGCTTCTCGGCGTCACCGTAGAGGATGTCATAGGACCGTCTCCCGAGAAAATTCCTGAAGATGGCGTTTGCCCATACTGACTGGAGGATGGAGAGAGGCGCAACGATGAGCGCGCGGCAGGTACCGGGTGTATGATGCCGCATCAGCCAGTCCGCGGCCCACAGCGCGGAGAGCGTCTTGCCGACACCCATGTCCGACAGATTGAAGCAGCGGGGGTGCAGAACCAGGAAGTTGGCGGCCAGTTTCTGGGTTTCCCACGGTCGAATTCCAGGACTTGCCGGCCAGTCGTAGCCGTCCATGATCGGAGTGACGGGGATGCCGAAATGGCGAAGGGTCTGCAGGTTGCGCAGATTGCGCGGAACGGCGACGTAGGCCCCATTTATCGGCTTGGCATCGGGAATATAATGGACGAAGCGATCCGGCTGCCGGGTCGGATATATAAGCAGATTCCGCCCCTGGTCATGGTAAAACTCAGCCACGACTTGCTCGCCACTTCTCGATCGCAGCGATGATAACCGCTGCCGTGCCGGCAACCGCCATCCCGCCGGCAGCACGAATTTCCCGCATGCGGCTGGCCTGTTTCACCGTAGATTCCTTGCCTTCTCGCTTAACCTCGATTCCCCAAAAAGTACCTTCGATCAAAGCAATACGGTCAGGTGCTCCTGATCTGCCGTAACCACCTGTATAGGGGCAGAAATAGCAGCAGTTGTTGAGTGAGTTCAGATATTTGTCCACATCTGCTTTCTCATATCCTTCGGGCGTCTTCATTACTCCGGCGCTTTCGCATTTTTCCCCGTATAATTTTCACAATCCTTCACATCGCACCAATCGCAAAGTTTTCCCGGCCGCTTATCGAACATTCCCCGGTCGAGGTCGTGCTGCGCATCCAGAACCGTCTCGCAAATTGTCGCCCACGTCCGGTTGGTCTGCGACAGGTCGTGCATCTGGCCGAGCCGGTTTTCCCGCAGCCATGCATACTGCCCGACGATCTTGCGAAGCTGCGGATTGGCCGCATGCAGCGCGACCGCCTGCACCTCCAATTCGAACGGGTTTTCCCGTACTGCTCCCATTTTCCAATCGAGAATATAGCCGGTCTCCCCGTTCACGAACGATATGTCGAGCTTGGTACGGACGAATATCTTCTTGTCATACCAGTCGCACGAGCGGCCTTCCGCGGTCACGCCGAGCTTGCACTCGACCTTGACCGGCAATTGGTCGAAGCAAGCGGCGAACGATTCCCACTGCCGGTATTCATCCGGCAGCACCTTGCCCTGCCCCACACGCTTTTCAAGCGCGGTGTGCACTGCGGTGCCCTCCTTCATCGCATCGGTCTCGACGAAGGGGATATCCTTTAGGATGAACCGCCGGTACGCTTGGTGAGGGCAGATGTTGCGGTAGCAGTTACCCCAGGTGAAAGTAAACGCCGGCAACCGAAGCAGTTCGACCGGCATGTTGGGCAGAGCCTGGAGGTTCATGGAAACAGCTTTCCAAGAGCCACCACAATAGCACGAGCGCTGCTGTACGGATCTTCCTGAAGCGCTTTAACAATCTTTCCGAATAGTTCCCAATTAACCTGGTTTCCTCGCTGAACAGGTGCGCGTTCGACCAGTGGCTGCGGCTCAGTAGCGTGTCTGTCATGTGCACGCACCGCAGGTTTCCGCCCACCCTTTTTCCCCTTCCTGGCGGACTTGCCCGCCGTAGCCCCTTGGCGAAGGCGGGCGGCTTCCATCTCCGCACGCGTGCGCCGCTTACGCCGCTGTTTTGGTTCCGCGGGCTCGCCCGCCGAAGCAGCAGGCATAGGTAGGGCCGGTAGCGGGAACGGCTGAAAAGGGCTTGCGGTATCATCCATCGGTCGGCTCCTGCGGGGCGCTCTCCGCGCGCACGGCTGCGCACAGCTCGGTCTGCAATTGCGCTATACGCTTCTTATCGTCATCTTTACGGGAATAAGAGAAGTCCGCAAGTGCTTGCGCTAAATTTCGTCCGATCGCAGCTATCTTGGCGTCATCCGTCATATGGTTCCACGCACTTGCATTCGCACAGCCACGCCATCATGACGGCATAACATTTATGATGCGCTAGATCCGGGATGAGGATGTGCCAGCCCACCTGGAGGAAAGATAGCACCCTGTGATGCGGGACGTAGCGGCAGATCATTGCACTCGACCTCCAGCGGGATGCCGGGCAGCCATGCCGGCGACACCCGCATCTCCTCCATGATAATTTGCAAGTGCGCGTGCTCCCGTCCGTCCCTGGGGATCAATATCCACATGCTGTCATGCTCGGAATTGACCACCCGGTAGCCGCGGCGGACCACGCGAATCATGGCCTGGCTGATGATGACACGGGCGAGCCCCTGTGTCGTCAGCTCGACAAGCTTCGCGCCGTATAATTTTTCCCACCCCTTGCGGGTCTTTATCCGCCAGTACGGCTGCGCGGCGCTCCAGTCATCCTTGCCGGATGCGATCGCCTTCTCAATCTCACCCGCCGCAGGCGGGTGCCAATCCAGGGTGTCCAGCACGATCGGGGCACCGTTGGGCAGGTAAATCCGCCGCAGGCGGATGTGCATCGGACCCCAATCGAACTCCTCGTTGTTGTGAATGCGGCGGATGACTATTTCGGCATCTCGCCAGTAAGCGACGACGGACTGATGCGTTTGGCGATAGAGCTTAACGAATCGCTCTGCATCTTCAATCGATAGCTTAACTGGAGGACCGTAAATACCAAGCGACGCCGTTGTCTTGAATCGAGGAGGACCGCATCCGTAGCCACAAGAAAGTTCAGCCTGCTTTCCAGTTCCGCGCTCATCCGGCGTATTTTTTGTAATGCTTCGGCCATAGAACTGGCTGGCGATGCCGATGTAGGGATCTCGTCCATTGCGGAAATTCTCCACTACATCGTGCTGCCCGGCAAGGAAATTCAACAGCCGGCACTCGACCTGGCTTTCATCCGGCTTGACCAGGATGTAACCGTCCGGCGCCTGCATAGCGGACCGCAGCTTCGACCCGCGCTTGAAATTCTGGAAGTTGGTCGAGTCACCACCCGACCAGCGGGTAGTGTGCGCGCCGGCATAGCGCAGATAGACGCACAGCGGACCGCGCTGTGACATGTATCCCAGCGTTTCCGCCCGTGTCTGCAGCAGCGTGCTCTTGGCTCCCAACCGAGCCTCGACCAACGCCCGCACGCGCGGGTCGTCATCCTCCTGCAATTCGCGCATGAACTCGTCGGTCTTGGCAAATGCGGGTATCAATCCGTTTTTGCCATCCTTATAAACGATCTCCACGCCTTCGGCCTCGAGGAGCGCCTGGAATTTAGCTGCGGACTGCAGCTCGGACGGATCGATACTGAGATCCGCGAGTGCCTGCACTTTCCGCTTGTTCTCATCCTCCCACACCTGTGCCAGAAGATTTACGTCGGCGCGCAGCACCGGCTCGGTAAACATCTTGAGAGTCGTGTCGACGACTTCAAGCTCCTCGAGGGGGAAATCCCGCATCAGCAGTTGGAATATCTTCCAGATCGATTCGACCTCATCGCAGGCCCCGACAGCTATCTCCTGCTGCACCGCGGGGGAAAGCTCCTGCCAGTGCTTGCCGCGAAATAAATTGTAGGGTGTTGATTTGCCCGGCATGCCGAAATGCTTGCGCACGGACTCGAGGCTGACGGAGAGGTGGTTGCCGATGAGCAGGCGGGCCATCGACAGCGTGCATCCCAGCATCTTAGGATGAACATTGTAAGTGTGCGATAGGATCAGACCATCGAACTGCATGTGGTGTGCAATGACGAACGCGTTTTTCCAATCGATCTGAGTGAACACGTAGGGCAGCTGCCGCTGCTCGAACCATACCGCTTGCGAAGCGCAGCTCTGTTCCAGCGGCGTCAATTGCGCGGACCCGTCCGCCGTAGCCCCCTGGCGAAGGCGGATCGCGCATCCATGCGCCTCGAAACGAGAATCGCGGCAATACGCCTCGGTCGTCATATTGGATAAGTTGTATTCGGAGCTAAAAAATGTTTCAAAATCCAATATTACAATATTCATCGTGTCCCGCTTCCTTCCCTACCTTGACACCTTGGTCCGCGGATAATTCCACTCAAGCAATTGGCCTAACGGATATGGTTTGAACTGACGTTTTTGAGTTGGCCGCCGCGTCCTCTGCTCTTGCAAATAATCGATCACCATCGTGGGTATGAGCACGGCAGTCACCTTGCGCCAATGCCGCAAGCCTAACGGACTTGGATAGGGCGGGCGATCGGCCCGCAGCGAACACACGTACTGTTTGCGCATCGTGCGACGCATTGGTTCCTCACTTATCGTCGTTGGATGAGCCTGACTCCATCTGCTGAAGTCCATACTGGGGTGGAGGTGCCGTAATTTGACCACGCGCCACAAGAGCTTGATGGAATGTGACAATGCGAATTGTGATCTGAGCGTCGATATATGGTAGCATCTTCTTAAACAGCCATTCCATCTTTCTGCTCCTTCTCAATTGGCGGAACGAACTGGATTCGAACCAGCGGCGCCTTCCCAGCTCCCGGCAGCTATTGGGGCGGCGTCTTGCATCGGGTCACCCGTACACCCACTCCGGGCCATCGTTCCCTCGTTCTAGACTTTCAATACCAGTCGGCCGCGTTGTAGAATGCATGACCTTGCGGCGTGACCGTTACCTCACACCCGTCATCATCCACATAGGTAAACGCTCGACCAGACTTCTTTGCTTCGATAATTGCCTGTTGCTCGCGTTGGCGGCGCGCTCTAGTTTGTTCGTCTTCCATGGTTCCTCATCCTGTTGCGTCGTCTGATCCAGATTTTCGATTTTTCGATGAGACTCTTCCCAGCGGTGCCATACCAGCCAGGTGAGCAGCACGTCTGCAACCTATGACAAAGGCCAGCGCGGCATTGCGCCAAACAGTGCTGGCGCGCAATGATCCACTCCTCGGCAGTGGCCATGACTTTCCCTCGTTCGTTTGATCCAGACTCAGCCGAGCAGCTTTTCGCCTTTGGCATCTGGTACCTTCAGACGATCTGCGTTGTCCTGACGCCAATCGGTCAACCGCGCCATCATTCTATCTATGGCCTCGATTTGTTCGACATCGCAGCCGAGCTTGATGCATTGAGCGCGATAGGTCGGTAGTGTCTGATAAAACGCCGTATCCTTTGCCAGAAAAACGACATACTCGTCATCAGGAACGATGGTGTTGTCCTTGACCTTGACAATGACGCCGTAAAATTTTGCATCGAGCTTCATGGACGTTCCTCAGTTTTCTTCCTGGGTGAGCCAGACTATGATCCGAGCAAAGTTCTTAGCGTCCGGCATATGACCCTGTTTGATCCGCGTCAGCAACGATTCGATAATGCCAATCTCTTTAGCAATGACTTTGGCGTCAACCTCGAACTGAAGCTGATATGACAATAGTAATTTGCCAAGATTTGTCATGGGTGAGCCATCAGAAAGGCCATGATCGCTCAAGGCCCACTCTCACCACAGCGGATGAGGAGCATATACCCTGATGGCTCGCCGATGACATGAGTTTCTTCCATTATCGATTGACGATGGCCCTAATCTGCTCACGCTCGGCGGCAGTCAGGTTAGGCTGTGCTTCGATCCACTCACATGTTGCACAGAGACAGTTCTCGCCCGGATCATAGGATGCAGCCTGGAAAGTATGAATGCCGCAATCCTGGCAATCGAACTCCCTCGTGCCGTCCTTCCTGCGCAGCGCTACAACGGCCATAGCTTCCCCACTTATCGGTCGCATTGAACCAAATCGGCCGGCTGAGTAGGCATCAAACCCCACTCCTCTCCGGTTCCTGAGCATTTACGGCAGGCATGATGGTTGTCGTCCATGCCGTGACCGTCACAAGTCGAGCACTCTCTCCCGGTCCAACCATAGAGTTTCCCGTCTCTTATTTCCTCGCCACCTTTCAGGCAGTACATGATTTCCTCAATTCTAATCGCCGATGTCATCGACTGACGTTTCAATAGCAACCTTGCATTCAAGGCAGCGCCAGGCTGCGTCCTCGTCATCTTCGACGAACGTGGCCGGCTTGCCGCACACTGGGCAGTTCACGGTGTTGTCCATTGTTCCTCATTTCTTCGGCCGGAATGCGCCTCTCGGGCGCCCCGACTTTCCAAACTCGCGGATCGCGGTCGGTTTCGACCAGCCAGGCCCCATCCGCTCGACGGCCTCGGCGGTCGTGATCGACTTGTCGAACCAGATACGCCGCGCGAGCTTGACCGACAATCGCGCCGCCTTCATGGCCTGTGACCGCGCCGTGCCGCCTTGCGCGCCCAGCTCGGCCGCGCGATCGGGAGAGCCGAAGGTAGCCTCGCCGTGGATGCGCCGGATGGCGCGGTCAAGCATCTCGTCCCCTTCGCGGTCGGACCTTTCGCCGGTCTCGATGTCGATGATGATCCCGCCTCGAGCCCGGATGGCGCGCACTGCTGCCATGATCTGTTTGCGGTTCTCGCCGAATACCCGATAGCCGCCGACCACGCCTATGAACTGACCGGAGCGCACCGCCTTGGTCAACGCCCCGAGAGTTTCCGGCCCGCGACCTTCGACGTAAATCGCTCGTGGCGTCACACCGTAGGCGAGCAACGATGTCTCCTGACTCTTCACGGGCGAGAACGCATAACCACGAACGTAAGCCCGATGAATTGTGTCTATGGCATCCCGCCGTTTTCCCATGCCAATTGTATCTAGGCTATTGACACTAATCCGTCAAGCGCCTATTTATGGTCATCCAAGGGAGGTCGCCATGTACGCCGTGCAAGTCAGTGACCAGCGCAAGGGTGAGGTCTTCCGGGTCCGCTCCCGTTGGGCTTGGGCACGCCCGAACAACGGCGGCGTCGAGGTCTACTGTCGCGGCGCGCGGCTCCTGACCATGCGCGAGCACATTGCCCGCGTCACCCGCACCAAGCTCTCCGACGTGCGGCTTGTGAAGATCAAAGACTGAGGCCGAACTATTTAATTCGCACTACTTTCTCAGATTTCAGCACCTGTCTTTGCTTGATCAGGTCCACCTGGTCGATCACCTCGTTGCCCGCATCGCGCACGATCCGGTAGCCGGTGCCGTAAGCGTAGTCGATGCGGAAGCCCATGTGCGCGAGCACGATGCGCAGCTGATGCACATAGACCTGAACAACCTTCTGCGGGTCGTTGGACTCTTTTACGCGCGAGCGGCCGGTGTACAGCTTCTCGTAAAACACGACCGCGGGCATCGCCTCGACCAGCTTGAACGCCACCTCGGCAACCGATGGACGCAGGCGCACTTTCAGCTTGCCGTCCGTGATGATGTTGCTGTCGAGGTCGACGACTAGGGGGGCAGGCGGCATCGGTTGGCTGCAACATGGGCATTTCACGGGAGATGCCTCCATGTTATCCACAAAATGATTTGTGCGAAGATCAAGCCGGTTGCGAGCGCTCCAAGCACGGTCATTGGAGCACCGGCCTATTGCGGCCGATGCGGCGGAGCAGGAAAGCATGCTGCCGTGCAAGGGAACGATAGCTGCGGCGTAGCAGGCGCGTTACCCGCCAGGACGGTGCCGAGCCGTAGACGAGAAACGCGACGGATTGCGCCAGGTCCTGCTTACTCATGACCAGTCGAACTCCTGCCCTTTGAGAGACGCCTGCGCGGCCGCGCACGCCATCTTGTAGCGGCGCCAGATGGCCGGCCAGATCGGCGTGCCCCTGGCGGACAAGCCCCGCTCCATCCAGTAGATCGCGAGCGGGGAATAGCCGGTCAACTCGCCCAGCCGTTGGCGGGTCAGCCGGTTGCGCTTGCGCCACTCATGCGCCCGTTGCGATTCGTTCATGGTATAGCAACTAAATACAAGGGTGAGTCGTGTCAACAGGATTCGGATACCGCCTACAATTTGCTTGACGGTTTCGTGACCGGGGGAGCAGCATGCCTGCCTTCGCCCAAGAGGGCTTCGGCGGGTAAACGAAAAGCCCGCTGTGGTGTGCAGCGGGCCTCTCGCGGGGGGTTGGTTCAAGAACAATCCCTTGTAGTCCAAGTGCCAGAAGGATGCAAGCGGATGCTGGAGTGGGCTCTGCGGTATGCGGGTCTCGGGTGGCACGTCTTCCCGATTTATCCGATCGTTCAAGGCAGTCCGCCAAGCTGCTCATGCGGCAAGAAAACCTGCAAAGTCCCAGGTAAACACCCGCGAATCACCCGCTGGCCGGTCAAGGCCACGACAGATCCGTACACAATCACGAAGTGGTGGGGGATGTGGCCGGATGCCGGCATCGGTGTCGCGTGCGGGCCATCCGGCCTCGTGGTGCTCGACCCCGATGACGCGGACGGCATGGCAGAGCTGCAACAATTGACCGAGATGCATAGCAGGCTACCGCCTACCGCGGTCAGCCAGACCGGACGCGGGTTTCATCTCTACTTCCAAGGAACCGGCGTAAAAAGCTGGAACGGCAGCAATAAAGTACCAGTCGGCAAAAGCCTGCACGTCAAGGCGGACGGCGGCTTCGTGGTTGTCCCGCCCTCACCGCACAAAAGCGGCGTGCGGTACGCCTGGGTCGATGCCACAGCGGTTGCACCATTGCCCGAATGGGTAGCTGCGTGGCGCCGATCGCTCGGCGGGTCGATGGTCCAGCCCGGCGCCCCTCTGCTTCATGCGCCACAGCCTGCCTACCTGGATGCCTCGCAGGCAGCGGCAGACCTCACCCAGCGCGCGATTGACAGCACGCGGCCGCAATGGTCGGCTGCCGAGGAAACGCGCGTCCGTGAGCTGCTGCGGGCGATCAGCGCGGAATTTTATGATCAGTGGGTGGAAGCAGGGATGATCTGCCACGGCCTGGCATGGGAGCGTGGCGACGGGACCAATATCGGATTCGAAATGTGGGATGAGTGGTCCGCCACCTGCCCGGAAAAATATTCTCGAAATGCGATCGAGGAGAAATGGACAAGCTTCGGCAAGGATACAGCAAAGTGGACGGTGGGTATCGGCACACTGGTTCTACGTGCGCGTGACGCGGGGCTGGCGTCCCTGACCCCATCGGGATTGTGCCAGCCCCTAGGGTTCCCACTCTCAGCCGAGAGTCCGAGCAGTACAGAAGAAAAGCCTACAGAAGTCAATACGCTACCAGCGCAGCTGACCGCACCTGAACCATTGAAATTCAAGGATTTCGACCGATTCGGTAAAATAAAATCCACCTGCTTCAATACGAGAATCGCCATTGGTCTTTTGGGAATCGCGTGCCGGTATGATGTTTTTCATGAACGGATGACGGTCGGAGGACAGCGAATCGATCAGTGGGCGGGCGAACTCAGCGAGCATGCTGTGCAAATGCTTCGTGTAATGATCCGCGAGCAGTTCAATTTCGAGCCTGGACAGGAGAACGCCCACGATGCCGCGGTACAAGAATGCCTGCTGCACCAATACGATCCGGTACGTGACTACCTCAATATAATAAAATGGGATGGAACGCCGCGGTTGAAGACGTGGGTTGCGGATTATCTTGGCGCCGCGCGTTCCGAGATCAATTCGATGATCGGCTGGCTTTCGCTTATTGCTGCAGTGCGAAGACAGTACCAACCGGGGGCAAAGTTTGATCAAATAATCGTGTTCGAGGGCAAGGAAGGGACTTGGAAATCGACCGCGCTCGAGATCCTGGCGGGAGGGGAAAACTTTTCGGACCAGAAAATATTGACCCTGGATGACCGTGCACAGCAAGAAGCGGTGCAAGGGATTTGGATTTATGAGATAGCGGATCTGGTCGGGCTGTCGCGCGCGGAGGTCGAAAGCGTCAAGGCGTTTGCTTCCCGCAAGGTCGACCGCGCGCGGCCGGCATATGGGCGCCATCGGGTCGACAAGCCCCGCAGGTGCATATTTTTTGCCACGACGAACGAATCAACCTACCTGCAATCACAAACGGGTAATAGGCGATTTTGGCCGATTGCTACGGACAGGATCGCGGTTGATGCGCTCGCCCGCGACCGCGACCAGCTGTGGGCGGAAGCGGTGCACGTCGAGGGGCAAGTCAACGGACTGACAATGCCCGAGACGCTGTGGACCAAAATGCAAGCGATACAGGACACACGGCGCGAAGCAGACCCGTGGGATGCGATCATCGGCGAAATCGAGGCGGACCCGAAAGCTGTCAACAAGGATCGGACGGAATGGCGAATCACTACGCGGGACCTTTACGAAATCCGGCTTAAGCTCGCACCTGACCGGCAAACGATCGTCATGGCCAAGCGGCTGGCGCACGCGATGCGCAGGCTCGGATGGGAAGGTCCAAAAACCATTCGCGAGACTGATTCGACGTTCAAGGGGTATACCAAGAAAATTCCGCCGTTACCGGAGTTACCGTCTGATTGAACCATGGGTAACTACGTAAGTGCCTGTTATGGTTCGGTTGTTACGGTTGTTACCGTTGTTACCTATATATATAAGGAAGGGGACCCAGCGGCCCACACACGCAACACACAACAGGTTAAATATAATAGCCACGCTACCAGATAAGGTGGGCAGACGCGGGGGGGTAAAGGGAAAAACCCCGGTTTTCGGTCGCAACAGTAACAAGTGTGTTATTTCAAAGGGTTATATGGGTAACAGACGTGTAATCGCATCCGTAACAGGTAACAGTGTTTCTACGTAGTTGACGTAAAAATAGTTAGCGGTTATATGTTTTGCATCTTAGCACATAAAACGAAGGATGTTCGGCGATGCAAACGGCAGGTGGGAAGTTAAAAAGTGGGCAGCAGTGTAGGCGCCTTTATTGTTGCGTTTGCGGCGGGTATGCTGGTAGTTGGCAGCAGCATTGGAATCGCGATACGGGCTATGGGGTTTGTGTTTCATGCGTTGCGTGGGTACGCGGTCGTGGAATGCCTGAGGCTGAAATTATAAGCTTATATGGCGATCAAAACGTGAACTGGGGGCAGTCATGACCGATTACACAAATCCACGTATGAGTGCGGTTATTGAGAATTGGCCGCACGGCAGCCAACGAGTGACTGCCACATTCTCAATCGAGACACATCCCAGCCGTGGTCAGCGCGCCGTGCGTATCACGACGGGAGCGCCCAAAAAGCTGACTTTCGCCAGACAAATGCGTATTGTCGATGGTGACGACGGCCGGACTTACATTGCCGCGCTATCCGGCTATGGTCACATCACGATTTTTAAAGGGGATATGAAATTTAACCACGAAAGCGTATTCGAGAGCGACCCGCGATATCCGGCATTGCGACAATTGTTCACGGTGCAATCATGACGAAAGTTAGCGCAGAGACGTTGAAGGCTGGCGACAAGATCATGCCGCCGGACCGCGAAGTGCGATTATGGATGCGCCGCGACATTCAAGAGCGTGGCCTTGCGGAAACCGCCTTGCACCTGACCGTTACTGAAGTGCGGGAAGCTTCTGCAGACAAACGCGGCCGATGGCTTATCATCACGGCAGACCATGCCCCGGAATGGTGGCGTCAGGGTGGCAGCAAGCCGTACCCATTCCGGTTCAAGGCTCGCCCTGAGACACCATGGCAGATGATAGGCTGATCGGACAGCCCGCCGAGTGCAAATCGCATGGGCGGGCTTCCTATTGGATCGATGCTAGTAACTTAACTTACCTACGGAGGGTGAAATGGCTGAGTTTCAACTTGATATGGGATCGAGCGAGGGTGCGAAGCGGTTTAGTGAACTTGATGCGTTTACGCGCGGTTATATCGAAGCGGCGTTTTGGTGCGGGGAAACAGAGGAGGGGGAATTGGACGATAAGACGTTCGAAGATCTGGCGCCCGAATCGCTTGCCGCGATGATTGAGGATTGTGAAGGGTTTCAAGTTGCGTTCGCGGATAATCTGGTGCGGGTGGCAGAGATTGCGGGAGATTATGACGCACACCGTGCGGGAGTCGATTTCTGGCTGACGCGCAACCATCACGGCGCCGGGTTCTGGGATCGCGGACTGGGTAAGGTTGGTGACGAATTGACCAAGGACGCACATCCGTACGGGGAGGCGTATTTATATGTTGGGGATAACGGGTTGGTGTACTGCAGTTAGGTGTTGACGGTTTATTAACTGATTAGTTTGATCATGTGGTTGCGCCGATATGTGCGCAACCTGGAGAGCAACGCAAATGCGAACGATCATGGATCTAGCGGCCATAGCCGGCTTCGCGGTGACGCTGGCTATTTGGCTGGCTATTTTAGGGAGTGTTGGCGGATGAGCGACAAATACGGACCATACCATCAATTCGTTATGGCGGACCAACGCTGGTCATCGATCCTTTTGACCACTTTCGGCAAGCAGGCTGGTGACAAGCGCTACACGCGGGAAGGTCGGGGAGAGCTCGGAACGGAATTGCGCAAGGCGCATGATGAGTTTTGCCAGGCTCGAGACGCCTGGTACCGTCAGGTCGGGTTAAGCGGCGCTTGCCAGCATGATTCGGAGTTGATGCGAGGACCGAGCGCTAACCGCACAGCGGATAAGTAGTGATACTGATTTAGAGGCTAACTGATTCGGTGTAGGTTGGGATTGCGTCAATGGTGGCGCTTAGAGGAGTGGGGGACGTGGATACATTCGCGTTACATATCTGCATCGATAACGACGCTTTTCAACCGTATCCGCATAGCGAACTTGCGCGCATACTGCGGCAGGCTGCGAATCAGCTGCAGAATGGTGAAGATGGTTCAGAGGCGGTGTTGTCGGATAGTAATGGCAACACCGTTGGTTCATGGCAGATTGTGAGGGGAAAACCATGACCCTCTCAATTCGTCTCAATAACCGCCTTGCCCTCTGCAGCGCAATCCGGGAGGATCAGCTGCCGGCGATCGCTCGAGCGCTAGCCGAGAGCATGGCGGAGTTGCGATTATACGCGAAAGTGCTGGTGACTTGCACGGTAGGGAATGTCACGTCTATCGTTTATTCGCACTAGGGGGCTTAAAATGGCAGGGTACATAATGGAATTTGCGGACCATGGGGCGTTTGATCCCGAGGGTCGCGTGTCTATGCGTGGTAAGGAGGTAGAGGAACATAACAAGGCATTAGAGCGAATTGAGTTGGATATTTGGGCGAGCCAACCACATACGGCCGTTGCATACGTGTCAGCGCCTAGTGGACACGGGCGCAAAGTGATGACATGGCTTGGAACAGAGCTTGGCATGATCAAAGCGTCTGCAATTCACCGCACGGGGTTTCACGGTTCTCGTATCGAGCATATCGAGGTCCGTGGAACGAACGGCGCCCGGTATTACGGAGCCTACGGTTACGATAGTGGGCAGTTGGTAAGGTTGCGGAAATATAAGTGATTCGCGCTAACCGCCGTGCGCCCGGTAGAGATGACGGGCGCACTTTTATTTGTGTATACGCGTTCTTACTTATTTATCGGATGAGTGATTCGGGCGATTAAATGGGTGCGCCAATGACGGCGCTTACGGGGGTTATCATGTATGTGGAACGGACACATGGCTACTATCGTGGGGGCGAGCAGTGTGCTTCGCGAGCTAGGTTTCTGTTGCTTCTGCAGCTTGCTGATAAGCCATGCTCGCGAGAGAACACGTTCGCTGTCGTGCGCAAGGTAGCGCTTCGCCAGCTTGGACATTTTATGATGGGCCGAGTCAATCTCGGCGGCAAATGGTACTCGGTTTCGGGCGCTTACGGGTCCGATGGGCTGCCGATGAGTGTGGACAAGTTGCCGGCTGACGCGGTGCAATTGCCGGCCGAGTTATACGACGCTTGGAACAATGGGGAGGGGTGGAATAGTGCAGGGCGAGAGGCGCCGGCAATGCGGGAATGGGCGCTTCAGACATTCGGAGGGTCACGGTAATGCTATATGGACAAAGGATGCGTCAAATCGCGGATCATTATACTAAGCAGGAAGAAGCAATCGAGCGCCTATCGTTTTGCTATGACGTGTACGAACAATTCGTGACGCGGGGCAATTCGGCGACTGAACATATGGATGCAGAAAAGGCGACGCGGCAGCTACTTGAAGCGGTGCAACACATTTTGCGGCGCTGATTCGCGCTAACAGCTGAGATCACAAGAGACCCGCCTTAATCGGCGGGTTTTTTGTTGTGCGCTTCTATTAGTGCGATGGCGTGGTCTAGTGCGGCGCGGCGCTTGTGCAGCTCGGTTAGGACTAGATCGAGAGCCCATTGTGGGGTCGGGTTGCGGCCACGGCGCCACTCGCGGATTGCCCACTTAGTTACTCGACCCCGGAATAGGGTTACTAGCCCGCGTATTCGGCCGGGATAATCAAAACGCTGCTCCCATGGAAATAGGGCTTGCGTGACTGCCTCGATCACGGCGCCAGGTGCTATGGGCTTGTTGCGGGGGACTACCCAGTTGCGAATCCTTTTCGGGTGGTTTGCGAGCGCGCGCAGGTTGTCGTCGGAATATTGGACTGCAGGCATGGCTAGGCGCTATATCGAGACTCGAACCTATTCAGGCAATAAAAAAGGTCTCCGGAGACCCATTGCAAACCCTTATACCACCTAGCAGTAACGTCGTTACAACGATGTGACCCACGGCGCATGCTAGGCGCCTATGTTTAAGCCTGATATTAGGGCTTATTCCGCTGTTTCTAGGGTTTAGAGGTGTGTCGATCGACTAACCGATTCGGCTTCCTTGCGACAATACGTCGCTATATCTCGTGTGACGTGTGTAGCTTATGGCCTGGTGCTTGAGGGTATTTGCATACCGCTTGGGTTACGCGGGAATAGGATTCAAGTTACCCATCCTTTGGTACCCCAAATAGTTTTTGGATTGACTCACGTAAAAAATATTTTTAAAATAAAATTATGCGTAGTCGAGCAGCACCTTTAGAAGGGCGGCGTTTTTATGCTCTTACCGTTGTACGCCGAGCTGGTAGAAAGCAGCGAGCCGCGGCTTGGTTATGTCGCTGTGATTGTGGTGAGGAGATTATTGTTCGTAGCGACGTGCTTCATCAGGGCCGAAAAAAGACTTGTGGTATTGCAGGACACTACTGGGGTGATTTTGGGCTGGGCAAGCTGAATTGGCCTGAGTACCGATGTTGGGCTAAAATGCGTGATAGGTGTTTGAATCCGGCACGGAAGAAATATGAAACCTACGGAGGTCGGGGTATTAGGATTTGTGAGCGCTGGGATCGGTTCGCGAATTTTTTGGAGGATATGGGTAAGAAGCCGAGCCCGAAGCATTCGATTGATCGCAAGGATGTGAATGGTAACTACGAACCAGGCAACTGTCGGTGGGCTACGAACGGTGAGCAACAGCGCAATCGTCGTGATTCGGTGCATGTGATGTATCGAAAAAAGCGTGTGCTGCTCATTGAATTGTGTGAGAAAAAAGGATGGAATTATATAACAGTTCTTTCTCGATATAACAAAGGATGGTCTTTAAGACGGGCATCTACAGTTCCTGTACGTAATTACGTGTCGAGAGGAGTAACTAATAAGGGTGAACCAGCATTTCTTGTAGGGCTGTGTAAACAGCATGGATTGAAGTACTCGGTGGTTTACGCGCGTCTTCAGCTCGGGTGGACGTTACAGGAAGCGCTTACCATCCCACTACATACGCATCGAAAGCGATTTCATCGCGAAAATATTTTGGAGCCGGCTTGACACCCCCTCCCACCCGGTGTACCACATCTCGAACACCCGCCTTCGCTGCGCTACGGCGGGCAAGCCTAGAGCAGACAGATGACCTCCCAGGATCTGGAACTAAAAACAGCCCGCGCCATCCTACAATCCTACTTAAACTTTGACGGCATGTCCGACGAGGAATGGGAAGCCTATGACGACAAGGAGTTCTTCCTGAAAATGGCGCGAGCCGCCATTGATGTTGTGCGGGCGGCGGACGCCACGATGAGCGAGGGCGAGGCGCGAGATCCGGGATGAACCTCCAGACGAATCTCTACGTCATCCTCGGCATCGACCGCACCGCCACGCCGGAGGAGATCAAGCTGGCCTACCGCAAGCGTGCCAAACAAACGCACCCCGATCACGGCGGCTCCTCCAAGGAGTTCGCCGACGTGAACCGCGCCAATCAGGTACTGTCCGATCCGAAATCCCGTTCCCGCTATGACCGCACCGGCACGGTCGACGACGAGCCGGACAACGCCATGTCCGCGCCGGTCGGCATCCTCTGGGGACTTCTGCAAAATGTGGTGGCACAGCATGCAGCCGGCCAAGGCGCCGATCCGTGCACCGTCGACCTCGTCGATGCGCTGCGCAAGCATCTGGTCCAGAAGATCGCCGATATGCGCCGCCAGGCAAAGGAGTCCAAGCAGGCAGCCGAGCGCATAGTCAAGATCCTCCGCCGTGTCGAGGTCCGCCTCAAACAAAAACCGAAGGCCAAGAACGCGGACTTCCTGAAAAAGTCCATCCTCTGGCAGATTGCATCCATCGAGCGCGCAATGGAGACCAACCAAGGGAACGTGACCGCGCACGAGGATGCGCTCAAGATCCTCGACGACTACGAGTTCGACCCGGAGCAGGCCGCACAAAACCCGTATCTGTTCACGGCCGGCTTCGCTAATTGGGGCAAGGTAGACACCCCGTAACCCCGCCTTCGCCAAGAGGCTTCGGCGGGCAAGCCAGGAGCGACCGATGGACCACAACCCTCTCCCCGTGCACGGCTACAAGCCCCAGTCCGGCGAATCCGTCGAGCTGGTCAACAAAAACAAGATGATGGAGGAGCAGACGCTGCGCATCCTCGACAGCCTCAAGCTCCGCAAGGATGTGGACCAGCGATGGCTCGCTGTCGGCCGCACCCATATCGAGCAGGCGTGGATGGCAATCAACCGCAGCATCTTCCAGCCTAAACGTGCTACGTTGCCGGAGGATGCGTCATGAGCACGATCGGATGGGCGGTAGAGCGTCTGCAAGAAGGTCACAAGGTGCGGCGTTCCGGTTGGAACGGTAAGGGCATGTGGTTGCATCTGCAGGTGCCCGATGCGCACTCGAAGATGACGCTGCCTTACGTCTACCTGAGCACGGCACAGGGTGATCTCGTCCCTTGGCTTTGCTCGCAAACCGATCTCCTGGCGGAAGATTGGGAGTTGGCTGAGTGATCGACCGCCAGCACGGCAACGTGATCATCGAGTGTGACAGTTGCGAGAAGACTTTCACACTCGACACCGACGACTTCGACACCACCTGGAGCGCGGCCAAGCGTGACGGCTGGCGGACCCGGAAGATTGGGGAGGAGTGGGTGCATGGTTGTCCTAAATGCGGAGTGTAGGTGATGCCAGATCCCGTTCGCCCATGGTCCTTCGTGGTGCTCGGCATTGCCGTGATCGCCGTGACGACCGTGATCATCGTCAAACAGACCGGGACATCCGTACCGGTAAATCAGCTAGTCATGGGTTCGGGCGGATCGGTCAAGCCGGTGCCGGCAACGATCGACGGATCTATTCCCGCCCATTGCTACCCCGCCTGCAGCGACTACGACCTCGCCGTCCTGCGCTCCATCCCCAACCAGATCCAGCTCACCCCCGACCTTCACGAAGTCCAGTTGACCAAGTTCCGCGAGTGGGCAGCCGCCCTCGACGACAAGAAAGCCTCTGAGTCCTACCTCTTTTGGATCGACGACATGATGCGCAAGCGGGGAGAGGAGAAGGACCGCGAGCAGCGCGTGCTCGAGCACATCCCGAACATTCCCAAGGCCATCTGCCGGGATCGTTACGAGGGCGTGCCGCACGACCCGCCGGACGGTAGCCACGGCCAGTTCCGCATCGTCACCGAATGCCTCACGATTTCCCCGGCGGTCAAGCCATGACTGGGCCTACCGGTAGCCAAGCCGACAAGATCGCGCTCGTCACCACCACCATCAACGTTCCGCACGTTCTGAGACTCTATCGCAAGTACGGCCCGGAGGTGCAGTTCTTCGTCATCGGCGACCGCAAGACCCCGCATGCCGAGGTGGACGACCTCTGTCGCTCTCTTGGCCTGGCGACCTACTATTCTCCGGAGCTGCAGCAAGAACTGGACTACGCCTGCTCCGACCTGATTGGTTGGAACACTATCCAGCGAAGAAACATAGGCTTCCTCGAAGCCCTCAAATGGGGTGCTGATGTGATCGTCACGGTCGACGATGACAACATCCCCATGGACCGGGCCTATTTATACCGCTTCTGGGGCCTGCTGAACAAACCGTTCTCTGGTCTGTCGGTAACCCGCACCTCCAATGACAATTGGTTCGATGTAGGTATCTATTTCGACCCGCCGATCACCCACCGCGGCTTTCCGATCGACCGCTGCTACGAGGCTGTCCAGCGCATCGAGCACGTCGTCGATGTGCAGATCGGCGTGGCTGCCGGCCTGTGGTTCGGCTCGCCCGACATCCATGTGGTCGACCGAATCTCGCAAGATCCGCAGGTGCACCGCTGCTCGCAGCTTCTGCATGCCGGCCTTGTCGTCGATCCGCGCGTCAGTACGGTCTTCAACAGCCAGAACACCGCTTTCCGCCGCGAGCTGACCCCGGCGATGATGATGTGGTCCGGTGTTGGCCGCTACGACGACATCTGTGCCTCCCTCGTCAGCCAACGGCTGATGCGCGAGCGCAACCTGCACGTCCACTTCGGCCAGCCGTTCGTCTACCAGCAGCGCAACGCGCACGACTGGATGAAGGATCTGCACGACGAGCTGTGGGGCATGACCTACATCCTAGACCTCGCCGAATATCTGGATGGGCAGTATCTGGTGCAAGACACGACGGTCCTCGATCAGATGCACAACCTCTACACTTTCCTTCCGTCCTTCGTCCCGTCGATCGTCAAGGAGTGCGGACAAGCCTGGCTGGAAGACTGCGAGAAGGTGATGGGATGCACGTGACCCTTCGATCGGACGATAGCCCTGACGTTTGTGTGGGGACCGAGGCTTGCAATCTAGCAAAACTGGACCAGCATATACGTACTTTGCAGGCGGCCCGACGCTGGTTGCTGACTGAACGAAAGCGTCTTGCGGAAAAGCGTAAGGAGCAAGAGAAGCAGGCTTTAAAGGAAAAGCCGCAGGAGCAGCAGAAATGATCCGAACCTGCACCGAGTTCCACCGCTGGCTCCTGAACCATGATATCGACCCGTCCGAGGTTACCCTCGTGGTGCGCGGCAAGTCCGCGCTCACCGCCCACAAGATCGAGCGGGCATTCATAAAAGAGCTGGACGTGATCGATATGTCCGCCCGCTTTTTCGCCGAGATCTCCGCCCGCCGCGCGAAGGTGGCGGGCATCGCCCTGGTGATCACCTCTCTCGACGCTTCTGCGAGGGCGAAATGAGTCGGGTAGCCATCGCACTGCTGACCCGTGACCGTGTGGAGAAGACCAGGCGGTCGATCGAGCCGCTGCTGCAGCCCGACAAATTTGATACTTACTGGATCGATGGGAGCAAGACGGAGGAAGGAAAAGCATTCCTCCTTGAAGAAGGGCATCCGGTAACGGAGATCCATCAGGGAGTTGTCGGCGGTGCTGATGCGGCAATCGTCTATGCGCTGACAGAAATGCTTGCTGCAGACGGGCAGTACGTCGGTGGCAAGGCATACACGCACGTCGGCCTGTGCGAGAACGACGTGCTCCTCGACCCTGATTGGTACTACCCGACGATCGATCTGTTCGATCGCGGACAAGCCGATGGCATGGAGGTCGGTGCCGTCTCCGCCCGCTGCTACGAGGATCGCATCCTCCTCCATCCGCCTTCGCGCAAGGGCGCTTCGGCGGACTACGCCATCTGCCACAATCTGGGCGCCGGCCACACCATCTTCACCCGTGAGGCGGCAACCATCATTCTCAACCACTACCGCACCGGCTGGACTGCTGAGAACCGCACGATCTTCGCGCAACTGTCCGGCATCGACATCGGTTCCTATTGGGCCTTCCGCGGTTCCAACCATCACATCACGGCCGACTGGTCGTGGAACGCCATCCTCGCCACGCATGGGCTCGCTTCCTTGGCGCTCACCCCGTCCAAGGCGAGCATGATGGAGGATATAGCCGCCCAAGGGCTCACCCTTGCCCGCCAGCCGGTCAGTGCGCGCGTGAATGAGCATGCTTACCAGCACTATTTTGCGTACTTGCGCCAGGTGCGTACCGGTGAGCGCGTATTGCCCATGGGAAAACAGATCCATCATAGTGTTGAGTCCGGCCTCTACACGGTTTTTCCTCATCAGTTGCTTCTGCTTGGAGGTGGACATACCGCTAAAGATTGGCAGTTGAAGTGGTCACAGGGCTTCGGTCCGTTTGCTTACCGGGCGGTAGAGTTTAGTAATTTCCTGACGGTACCAGTTTATGGTCCCTGCCAATTCCTCGTTGGGGGTTCATCCGCCGCAGGCGCAGTCCAGGTTACCGACCTGCAGAGCGGCTACGACGTAAGTCCGTCGCTCCCCCCGGAAAAATCCGGTCAGATCCTGCGGGTGACCGTACCGACTGGCGGCTATCGTCCGATACGCCTGACTGCGCTCACCCCCGGCATCGTCTTTCACGGCATCGAGACACGCGAGCCGCAGCCGACCATGACCGATTTTCAGTTCGACTACTCGAGTCTTCCGAAGGTATCGGTATGAAGCGGGCGATCGTTATCGGTTCGAGCGGCTTCATCGGCCAGCATCTAGCCCAGCGTCTTAAAGACGAAGGGTATTACGTCTATGGCTTCGACAAAAAGGTGCCGGAGTTCAGCGAGGAGGCGTGCAGTCAGTTCGCCATGGTGGACTTTCGCAATACGGCATCTGTTTTCATGCTGTTTCAAAGTATAGCGAGAGTGGAAAAGCATGTTGATGAGGTTTATCAGTTGGCTGCCGACATGGGTGGTGCCGGTTTCGTTTTTACCGGAGCTAATGACGCGGCTATCCTGTCCAACTCGGCGAGGATCAATCTGAATGTCGTAGAAAATTGTCGACAGATAAGTGCTGGTAAAGTGTTTTTTGCCTCGTCAGCGTGTGTTTACCGTGATTGTGAGATGAATCCTCACTGGGACCGTGGAGATCCGCTTGGATGCCGGGAAATAGATGCCATTCCGGCTAATCCTGATTCGGAGTACGGCTGGGAAAAGCTATTTTCCGAGCGCTTGTACCAGGCGTACGCCCGCAATTCTGGCATGGACATCAAGATCGCCCGTTTTCATAACGTGTTCGGACCGTTTGGTACCTGGCGCGGAGGTCGCGAGAAGGCGCCGGCCGCCATCTGCCGCAAGGTGGCCGAGGCTGCCGATGGCGGCCAAGTTGAGATATGGGGCGACGGCACGCAAACGCGCTCTTTTCTCTACATCGACGAGGCGATCGAGGGCGTGCGGCGCCTGATGAACTCTGATTTCTCGGGACCGGTGAATATCGGCAGCGACCAGCCGATCACGATCGACGGATTGCTGCTGATGACGGCTCGCATTGCCGGCAAAACCGTCCGCCCGCTGCACATCCACGGCCCGATCGGTGTCCAGGGACGCAACTCCGACAACAGCTTGATCAAGGAGAAGCTGGGCTGGGCTCCTTCCCTCCCATTGGAGGTCGGACTGACCAAGATTTACGATTGGATTTCCGAGCAAGTGGCGGCGGCTCGCCCGCCGAAGCCGTAGGCGAAGACGGAATGATCGACTGGATTGAGTTTGGTAGAATGCTAAGGCGGACTCGTGGACAACGAAAGCTTGGTTTGCGCGAAATTGCGCGTGATTTGGGGGTTAGCCCAACTACTATTTTACGGGCGGATCGCGGAGAGTCTGTTTCTGCTGAAATTTTCATGATGATCGCCGTATATGTGCTTGACATAGATCCCAGGGTGTTACTTAAGTAGGACACTTGGAGAGGGAATCATGCTGTACATCTACACGCGCGTCAGCACTGCCGAGCAGATAGCCGGAACCTCCCTGGAGGATCAGGAATCCAAATGCCGGGCGATCGCCACGCTGCGCGGCTGCCAGCCCAACGACATTGCCGTCTTCTCCGATCCCGGCATCAGCGGCACCATACCGTTCTTCAAGCGGCCGGCAGGACGCCAGCTGTTCGATCTCACCGACAAGGGGGATGTGATCGTCGCCTCCAAGCTCGACCGCATGTTCCGCTCGACCAGGGACGCCGTTAATGTCGTGGAAGATTTGCGCGCTTGTGATATTGGTATCATCCTTGCTGATATTGGCACGACGCCGATCACCGACAACGGGGTGAGCAAGGTGTTCTTCGCCATGCTGGCCGCCTTCGCCGATTTCGAGCGTGGGCGCATCAACGAGCGGACCGAGGAGGGACGCAAAGGCAAGCGCGCCCGCGGCGGGTTCATGGGCGGTCATTCCGCGCCCTACGGTTTCCGTGTCGTTGGCCAAGGCCGCGACTCCCGCCTCGAGCCGGTCGAGGAGGAGCAGCACGCCATCCGCCTCGCTCAGGAGCTTGCCAGGCAGAAGCTGCGTCCGATGCAGATCATTCGACTCTTGGAGAGCCATGGCGTGCGTGCCCGCAACGGCAAGCCGTTCATGATCCCGCAGGTGGAGCGCATACTGAAGCGGGAGGTGCCGCCATGTCCGCAAATTCAGATGGGATAAAAAGTAACTGCCCACATTGCGATGCCGGCAACGTTGCCCGCTTCCGCACGGATACCAGAGAATGGGTGCACGACTACATCGGACGGACGACCGTCAGCCATACGATATGCACGGCAAAAAGGGTACCTGATGTCGGAGAATGATAATGTGCCCCGCATCGTCCCCGGCAAGTCCGATGCCGAGGTAGCCGCCGACCTCAAGGAGCGGGCGAAACCCCATCTTTTGGCGCTTCTCGCTCTTAGTGATGAGGCGCGCAAGGCCGGTTTCCGTTTTGCTTACTCGACCGCGCAGGGGCCGACCGGGGATGAGATCATTACGCTGTTGCGGCTGGAGAAATATTACTGACCAGCCTGCGGCTGGCGAGGAGGGCATATGCTAGATTGGCAGTTTTACGTGATCATAATTCTTCTAGGAGCGATTCTAGGTTCTATAATGTGGAAAACGTAGTTATGGGCGATCGCAAGACCGCAGTAGAGTTCTTCAACGCGGGTGCCGCAGCCGCGAACGACAAGAGCAATCCAACCAACTTACAGTCTGCCTACCAGCTATTTTGTGCCGCCGCCTATGCTGACCCGACCCTTTGGCAATCCTTCTACCAGTTGGGTGCCGCCAACTACGATCTGCAAAAGTTGGAAGCCTCGATTGCTGCCTACCGCCGCACGCTCGAGTGCGAGATGACTACCGAGGAGCGGGCGAAGACGCTCGCGTCTCTTGGATGGTGCTTGCACAAAGCCGGACAGACCGACGAGGCACTGTCCTTTTCCAACGAGTCAATTTCACTCAATCCGATCGTGCACGTCCCTTACCTGAACCTTTCGGTCATCTACGGTGTGCGCAACGAGACCCTTCGCGCGGTCACCTATGCGCAGAAGGCGTTCGATATTTGCCAGGATGCTATGACCGAGATGGCGCTGACGTTCGCCTATCTTTTCGACGGACAGCTGGCGAAGGGCTTGAAGCATTTCGAGCGCCGGTTCGAGTACAAGCTGCACAACTTCCTGCACTACCCTTATCCAAAATGGACGGGTGAGCCCGACAAGACGGTTTTCCTTGTTGCCGACCAGGGCCTGGGCGACACGCTGGCGTTCGCCCGTTTCCTCCCGCAGGCGGCTAAACGGGCGAAATTTGTTCATGCGATGATCCAGCCGGAGCTGATGCGCGCCTTCACGCACGCCTTTGCCGGTATCCGCAACCTTGTCCTCCAGCCCGCGCCGATGAATTTTCCGCAGGCCGATTGCTGGACTACTTTTGTCTCGCTGCCGTTCGCCTTGGGATTAACTGACGTGGAGATCCGCAATGCCCGTTCGGTTGAACTCCCGGTGTTCTCGATGCTGCCGACCTGGAAGGTTCCTGATAGAAAGCTGCATATTGGGATTGCATGGGCAGGCTCCCCCCTTAATGAGATCGACATTCATCGCAACATCCCGGTCACCCGGTTTCTCGACCTTTACCGCACTTCCGGTATTCAGCTTTACGGCTTACAGGTCGGGGATCGTGCGAAGGAGCTGGACGATACTGGATGTGCCGGCCTGATCCGCCGGCTTGATCCGTACATCCGAGACGTGGTGGATACCGTCACCATCCTGCAGGATCTGGACCTGGTGATCTGCTGCGAGTCGGCACTTGGTCACATCGCCGGTTCCGCGGACAAAGAATGTTGGATACCATACAGTTATTTTGGCCACGCTTTCGTCTACGGGCACAAGGGCAACAACATCCCCTGGTACAAGAAGCACCGGTTTTTCCTGCAGGACAAGACTGCCAGTTGGGAGCCGGTATTCGAGGATATTAACAAGGCGTTGCGCAAACGATTGAGGGAAGTGCCGTGATCAAAACTTTCACCGTACCCGGCCGCTTCCATTTCCAGATGGAGCTTGATCCGTCATTCCCGGCGGACAAGCATCTGATCAACCAGGGTATCAATTACGAGCCGGAGATCATGCACCTCCTGCTGCGCACGCTCAAGCCGGGAGATCACGCGGTCGACGTGGGTGCGAACGTTGGATACTTCACGCTGATGATGGCGGCCCTCGTCGGCAACACCGGACGGGTAACCGCGTTCGAACCGGACTTCGTGCACGGCACGAAGATGCTCAAGAGTGCGCAGCTCAACACGCACCTCGACGGCAGCAGGATTATCTGCTGCTCAAAACCGGTGTGGTCGAAGGAGGAGCCGGTTACGTTCTATTCGAGTGCGGACGATACTGCCGGCAGTGCGCTGTGGAACCCCGGCAAGTGGCCGGGCAATGTGAAGTCGAAGTTAGAAACTACCCAGAGGGTTGTGGATGCGACGACTTTGGATGAGTCGGCGGGTATCCATGCTGATACCAAGGTGCTCAAACTAGACATTGAAGGTTCGGAGTTGCAAGCCCTTAAAGGGCGATCGTGGATGTTATGGCGGCCTCCGTACATTATCTGCGAGTTGAATCCTTTTGCCCTTGAACAGATGGGAGAATCTCAGGAATCGTTACGTGAGTTTATGGATGAAATAGGGTACGAAACGTATCTTCTTTATCGTAATGGTCAGATGCCAAAATTAGTCCCGATGCGCACGAAAATAGTACCTCAGCACATTATTAACATATTGTTTAGTTCTATCAATGCGGTGAGCGATGCTTGGCCAGAGGAGATAATGGATGAGCGAATTGTCGCAAGATGAGGTGACCGTTCTCCTGATCGCCAAGGAAGGGCAGTCGATGATCCCGATTGGTCGATGGGAGAAGCCGACGCTTGATCTTGCGGCCAAAGGTCTGCTGCGACGGGCCGATGCCGTCAACTATTTTATTACCGATAAGGGGTTGCAGGCTATCCAGCAGCGGGACGACGAGGATTTTAAGAAGATTCGGGAGGCACAGCAGAAGATCGTTGATGCGAAGCACAGCTATCTGTCAACGGCTTGCTATCACGGGCAGCACGAGAGGTGCCGGAAACGGTGCAAGTTTTGTGACGCGACGTGCGAGTGCGAGTGCCATGTCGTCCGACCCTGATTCCCAGTTTTTCACCGCTCACCCTGACCGGCAGGCGCATATCCGCTTGCCGCAGAAGCAGATGGTTACCAACCGCCAGCGGGGCACGCGGGTAGCCGACGAATGCGAGGGTGAGTTTTGGAGCCTAGGCGAGCACGCCAGGGACCGGCGGCGGATCATTGCCTGGCGTATCCCCAAGGATAACCCCTTCTACGACCGCAACAAGCCGCAGATCCTTAAGATCCCGTTTCTTGCATTCGCGGATGAAACTATAGAAGATACTGATGAGATTCTCCTACCGATCGTGCACGAGATCATGCAGGATGCGCTGAAGAAATGGCAGAGGTAGTCCGTAAGACATCCAAGCAGAAAGCCGAGTACCGCCCTTGGCCGAAAGGATGGGCCTGGTGCGGACGATGCACGATGTTCATTAAGCCGGATAGTTGCACGGCGGTTGAAGGGAAAATTGAGAGTCAAGGCTGGTGTAACCTCTATCGCCGGAAGAATGGTGGGAAATGAGCTGGTCCAAATCCGTCTTCTCCTCGGTTGCAACCGACATCGGCTTCGATGACGAGACCGGCGAACTTCTCGTCACTTGGAAGAACGGGCGCGTGTCAGCCTATCAGGGCGTGCCGGAGGATGTGGCCGTCCAGTGCTCGAACGCGCCTTCGGTTGGGCAGTTTCTCAATAGTGAGATTAAGAATGTCTATGCCCACCGGTACCGATGACGATCCGGTTAATCATCCTTCCCACTACACACGAGGAAAATTTGAGACAATTGATGTAATCGAAGATATTGTTCAGTATTTTCCTAATTGTCAGCACGCGTTTTTAGCAGGTCAAGTAGTAAAGTATGTTGCGCGTGCGCCAAATAAATGTAACTACGTGGAAGATTTGCAAAAGGCCCACTGGTATCTTACGCGTTTAATTGAGAAGGCTAAGGCTGATGAACGGTGAGCAGGAGAAGCCGACACCGGAAGGGCACTTCCGCCGAATGGCTGAACTCATTGAACACAACGACGCGAAGGATTTTGGCGGGGCTTTCGTCATCGTCCCGCCGTTGGGCGAGAATGCCATGGTGCAGCTTACGCTTGATCCCAAGCAGGACGTAGCCCACTTTTTCATGTTGCTGCAGACCAAGATCTCCCAAGCGCTGGAGGAGATCAAGCAGCGGGAGGCGCGCAGCCATTTTGGGGGGCGTTGACCCGCCTGTGGCGGGCAAGTAGCCTGCCGACATGGCAGGATGGTTCCATAACAAGCGCGTTCAGGTTGAGCGCGCCTTTTACGTATTCCTCAATCATTGTTACATTAACTCAAAGGATTCCAGTACGCCCATCTGCCTGGGGGAAAACCTTCTCCTAGGCCAGATCCGCTTCATTACCGCCGTCTTCGATGGCCTCGAGCAGGACAAGCACAAGGTTTACGTGCTCAAGTCCCGCCAGCTCGGCATCTCCACCATCGCCCGTGCCCTCTCCGTTTTCTATCTCGGCCTGCACAACGGCATGCTGGGCGCTCTCGTCTTCGACTCCGCGGAGAACAAGAACTCCGCGCGGGCCGAACTGGAGCAGATGATCAACGACCTCCCGCCGCCCATAAAATTCCCCGGCATCAAGGGCGGGTCCGGCAACCGGGAAGGGCTGACCCTTCTCAACGACGCTCGCATTTTGTTCAAGTCGGCCGGCATCAAGAAGACCAAGACCTCCGGCACGCTCGGTCGCTCGGTTGGTCTATCGTTCCACCATTCGTCCGAGCTTTGCTCGTGGGACAACGATGCCGGCCTCAAGTCATTCGAGCAGTCCCTGTCCGAGCGCAACCCCGATCGCTTGTACATTTACGAGTCGACCGCCCGCGGGTTCAACTCCTGGTACAAGATGTGCATGGCGGCGAAGGAAGATCCGGACCACTGTGTCTTCATCTTCGTCGGCTGGTGGTCGCACGACCATCAGAAGATCGACCGGTCGGATACCGATTTCGCCAAGTATGCGACCGAACCTCCGACGCAGGAGGAATTGGCAAAGATCAAGCTGGTTAAGGAGTATTACGAGTTCGACATTAGCTTGGAGCAGTTGGCTTGGATCAGGCGAAAGATGGACCCGACCATCGTGCCGTCCGATGAGATCGACCCGGACTCCGAAGATACCGAGCTTGTCCAGGAGCAGCCGTGGACCGAGGATGAGGCGTTCCAGCAGACTGGATCGGTGTTCTTCTCCGCGGAGAAGCTGACCGACCAGTCCAACAATTACGTCACCAGCAAATGCGATAAGTACATGTTTCTTGGCGGTGTCGAGTTCACCGATATGCGGGTGAACCGTGCTGAGCATTATAGTCAGGTCGAGTTGAAAGTGTGGGAGGAGCCGGAGGATCATGCCTCCTACGTGATGGGCATCGACCCGGCTTATGGCGAGAACGAGCACAACTGCCGCTCGTCGATCGAGATTTTTAAGTGCTACGCGGACGGGCTCGACCAGGTGGCGGAATATGCGTGGCCGTTGACGACCACGCGACATCTGGCCTGGATCATCGCCGCGCTCCTCGGCTGGTATGGAGGGGGCAGGAACGGGTCCGGCCGCGCCGATATTGGCTACATGCTCGAGCTGAACGGCCCCGGCATGTCGGTGTTCGACGAGTTGAAGTCGCTGCGGAGGCGGATAGAGCAGGGCTATCAGCGCGAGAAGATCGAGGAGCAGGGTTTGCGCAACGTGTTTTCCAACGTGCGCACTTACATCTACACCCGTCCGGACTCCATGGGAGGGGGTCACAATTACCATACGAAGACGACGACGCCGCTAAAGGTGACCTATATGGAGCGGTTCCGCGATTTCGTGTCGAACCAGATGGTGCACATTCGGTCCACCAACCTGGTACAGGAGATGACCACGGTAGCGCGGGATGGGGATAGCATCGGGGCGCCGGCTTCGATGAAGGACGATCGGGTTGTGGCGTCGGCTATTGCCGTCTACTATTGGGAAACGCGTTTGCGGCCGATGCTGATCACGCAGAAGAAGACGCGGGAGGCGGAGGCGGCACGCAAGCGGGCGAGCATCATCGACCAGGTGACGCTGTTCAACCAGAACACTCTGGGTAACTATTTCAAGGAAAAGCAGCAGATGCGGACAAGAGCACAGTTGGCGATGAGCCGGGACCGCTGGCGGTATGGGCGGCGGTGATGGGTTTTAGCCTAGTTTGTTCCGCTTGTCGTGGGCGTACTCCTTTCAATGGTTCTTATCCCCGTTTTTGCTGTCATTGCGGGGCCGATACTGCCCCTCCGGTTGATGACGGCGTGATCGCCTGCCCGGCATTTCTCAGCGCCAAGACCAAGGCGACGGATAAGGTCTACCGCGATGCAGAGAAGGGATCGGAGTTCCGCATGCATGCCGCGGCTGAAATGGCGGGTGTGCCGGCGTCCGAGATGGCGGATCTCAAGATCACCAATATGAACGACCGGCGCGATGCCGAGATCGCGGCCATGCCGGTGGTCAACGACGTAACCCGTATGATGGATGCCATGCCGAAGGGCTCGCCGTTCGGGTTCAATGCAGGAATGGGCGGACAGGGCGTGGAACTGTCCCCTGATGTGCAGGCCGGCCCCTTCCCGAACGCCGGGGCACGTATGCGCACTGCATTGCACGACTATCATAGTCAGTTGACCATGGGCACTGCATCGTCGGACAATCCCGCCAAGGAGACCCTGCAGCCGGGGTACCGCAGGCGAGGGTAATGCATGCTCCCGATCCCCGACACTGAACGCGCGCTCATCCCATGGGCGAACGAGATCATCGAGCAGTGTCGGGTTAGTGTCGGGGTGCGTGCTGCATATTGCCGGCTGATGCATGCGATTGCCGAGACCGGCCGCTATGACGGCACCAAGGCGCTCATCAACATGCTGCACGTCCATCTCGACCGGATGGCGGCACATCTGTTTTCCCCGGTAGAGCTTAAATTCTCCATCGACTTCGAGAACAAGTATCCGCCTAATTATTACGACCGCGCCGCGGTCGTGGCTTCCTCCCTCACGCGGGATTGGGAGCGCAACAATACCGACATGCTTTTCGGTCGTGGCGTGTACGACTCACTCTTGTACGGAGCGTGCATTCTCAAGCAATGGCCGCAGGTGGAGGGGCCGGACCAGACGCCGGTTTATCACAAGAAGCTGGTGATGCCGTGGCAGTTCGGTGTCTACCGGGAAGCCGAGAATGACATCAACAAGCAGTCGGCTTTGTGCGAGACGACATTGATGACGCTGCCGGAGATATGGCGGCGCATTTACCATTTGCCGAACTCGGAAAAGCTGTTCAGTCGCATCAAGCAGCATGCTACCAAAGGGCAGGCCACGGCCGAGCCGCAGAGTTTCTTCCACCAAGTGCTGTCGACCAGCCAGTTGAATACCGGCGTGCAGTCGATGACTCGCCCGGTACCTGGCGGCATTGTTCAGCTTAATAATGACCCTAACTATGCGATCATGGGACCGGAGGTGGCGGTCGATGTGGTACAGGTGCATGAGCTGTGGGTGCAGGATGAGACGGATTACACGACCATTCTCATGGTCGAGCCCGATGTTTTGATCGCACCGCGCTACCAGCACACCAATTTGTTGATCAAGGATAGCCGGATGCAGCCCTATCGGCTTATCCAGCCGAACGAGGTCAGCAACTATTTCTGGGGTCGCAGCGAACTGGTCGACTTGATAGAGCCGCAGGCGCTTCTGGCGATGTGGTGCGACGATGCCAAGCGGCTTTTTGGCATGCAGGTTGATAAACTGCTGGCGTTCATCAGTGAAGGTGGGATGACGGATGAACTATACGCCCAATTCCGCGCTACCGGCTACCACAACATGCAGCAGGGGGCGTCGGTTGAAGATCTGACGCCTAAAATTCCCCCTGAAACCTTGCCTCTCATCCGATTCATGATCGAGATCATCAACCAGTTAGGTGGATTCCCGCCGATCCTTCAGGGACAGGGGGAGCAAGGCGTGCGTGCAGGTGTACATGCGGAAACTTTGTTAAAAACCGCCTCGCCGACGCTGCGCGACCGGGCGCTATTGGTGGAACGCCAGTGTGCGATGGCCGCGGATCTAACTTTGAGCATCAAGGAAGCGAAAGACCCGCACAAATATTGGACGAAGGCGGATTCAGTAAAGGATATGGAGGAAACCGGTTTCCATCTTACCGATTTGCCGGAAGACTGGCGGGTCACGGTCGAAAGCCACCGCTCCTCGCCTATATTTGCCGATGAGACCTCGCAACTCGTGTTCGCCAGCCTGAAGACCGGTGTGGTCGGGCCGGAATATGTGATTGACAACGTGAATTTGCCGAACAAAGAGCAGGCGAAGTCCGAGCTTCACAAGAAGCAGAAGCAGGAAGCCGAGTTCATGGCGAAGATTTCGGCCGAGCATCCCGAACTGCTGCCGGCTATCATGAAGAAGAAAGCCGCGGGCGGGCGTTAGCGTCCATTAAAGCGGTTTCCAGCTTCGAAAGGTGTCATCACCGCAGGACCGCGGGCAAGTGTGCGCAAGCCGGGATCGGCGGAAGCCATCTGCTGAGCTTTGGCTTGAAGCCTGGCGCGGTGGAGTGCGATTTCGATATGCGCCAATTGGGATTTTTCCAGGCTTTCGAACATGGAGCCGTAGAGCGATTTCCTGACGATATTTACCGTCTGTCCAAAATCATCTTCGAGGGTTAGAAATTCCGAGCTGCCGAGCGAAGCATGCTGCCAGGAGGCTACTGCTTTTTCTTCCGTCTGAAATAGAAGTGCCCACTGCGTTCCGGTTGGACCGAACGTTAGCGTGATTTGAAACATCTAAGTTTCTCTATTTTGTGTCTTGTTAGCCCAGTCGATCAGTTGCTGGCGCGGAAGCCGGTAACGTCCGCCGCGTCCGCGGTTGGTGCGTTTATAGGGTGGGCCACCTTTTTGATGCATCCAGTCGTACAGTGTGCCGACTTCGATCCGCAGGAAGTGGGCGGCTTCTTTGGCGGTGAAAAAATAAGGCTCTTTGCCGTTGAGAGCGTCAGTTTTTGCCATGCAGGCCAATTTAACCCGTTGAAAGGGGGTAGATCAAGCGAAAAACCGCTAGTTGCTTGAAGATAGCCTTTGTCTCGGCTGGGTAAAGCCCGGATGCTGCATCGACCCCGCCTGCGGCGGGATCACCCATCGATGGAGATCGTCATGATCGTTCGCAATCGGCGCGGCCGGCGTCACGGCCGGAAGTAAGGCATCGCCTGATGCCGGAAATGGCCCCAGCCGCTGGTGGCGCTCCTCAACCTCCTGCTCAGGGTGGACAACCTCCGCCGTTCGGCACGTCTCCGGCAACGGGGCCGACGCCGAACAAGGGCTATGAGGCGGCGGGGCTCCAGCGGCTTGGGGTTGTCATCCGCCAGCTCGAGCAGTTGGTGCCCATGCTCGGCATTGCCAGCGATCCCGGCAAGGATGTGATGAAGGCGCTCAATATGCTAGCGAAGCATGTTCCTCCGGGGGCGGTCACGCCGGCAGCCGAGAAGAACAGCATCGAGAAGATGGCCATGCAAAACGCGCAGCAGGGCCAGCAGATGCAGCAGATGCGCAAAGCTGGTGCTCCCGGTGCTCCCGGTGCTGGCGGGCAGCCAGGAATGGGCGCTTAGGAGGTCATCATGGCAGTGAATATTTTTCAGGATTCAACCAAGACGGTTCCGAAATCGGATTCGCAGATCGTGCGGGTCGATATGGAACAGCAGGAGATCGGTGGCCGGAAATCTCATCTGCCGAACCAGATGAAGTCGCCTGCCATGTCCGTCAGCCACGTTCCGAACGCCGGTAGCAAGTGATGACGGCGAAGACCATCGAGGTCGACGAGGCTGAATTTTTGCAGAGCAAGGCTCTGCGCGAGACGGTCGAGAAGATGCTTGCGAATCCCAAGTCGCGGCGCAAGATTCTCGAGGCGCGTAAAGAGTTCGATCCGACAGCGGTGATTCCCGAGCTTGACCAGGCTAAGCCGGTCGAGGATGCGGTGGCGAGTGTCACCAAGCAGTTGGAAGATTTTAAGAAGGAACAAGCCGATAAAGAGGCGAAGGCCGAACAGGATCGCAAGATCGGGGATCTCAATACGCGTTTTGCCGCCGGACGCGCTGCGCTCAAGAAGCAGAAGTGGACCGATGAGGGCATCAAGGCCGTCGAAGACTTGATGGAGAAGCACGGCATCGTTGACCATGATGTCGGTGTTGCCTACTTCGAGCGGCTGCATCCGCCACAGGTGCCGGTCACGCCGAACGGGTCCGGTGCGTGGAACTTTCTCGAGGTTCCGACCGAGGGCTCCGATGACATCAAGAAGCTCATCGATTCCAAGGGCGAGAACGAGCCGTTGTTGCGGAAGATGACGGGCGAAGCTTTGATGGAAGTGCGCAACGCACGCTAGGAGGCTATTTTGCCGTTACCAGGTCTTGGCGTTGCGCCGGCTGCCGGCTCGCTTTTCACTGAATTGTCCGCGGTCACACGACGAGCCTTCGTCCCGCGTCTTTTCGTGCAAATCTACTTCGCATCGCCGACCTTGTTCTACCTTGTGGGGAATGCCCAGCGCGCGGCCGGCGGTTTGAATCAGGTTACGATTCCGTTGCAAGGAAATTCCATGGTGCAGGGGCAGTTCACCGGTTACGGCGGTGGATTTAACAGCCCTGTTATCACACCCGCTATTCAGAACGGCCAGTGGAACCTTGCTTACTGGGTCGTGCCCGTTCCGCTGCCCTTTGGCGAGACGATCATCCAGGCGACCGATCGCGAGATAAGCCTGCTCAAGGCGCGCATGAATGACGTGTACGCCGTGACCAAGCAGAACATGGCGCGCCTGCTGTTCACCAACAACTCGGCTAATCCGCTGCTGCCTGACAGTCTTCAGAGCGCGTTCGATGCCGGGGCGAACTTCCCGACTTATGGCGGTGTCAACCGCCTTGCTGCCGGCAATGCCGCGTTCCAAGGAAACTATATCAACCTGAACAGCGGTACATTCTCGCTCGGCACAGTCGGATTTACCCGCAAGTCGATGTCATCGTTCATCACGTTTTTGACCGTTCAGGCGGGCGGCGAGGCACCGACTTTCGGGGTGATGAATCCCGGTGACTACTCGACACTCAACAACGACATCATCGGAACGGAGACGCAGTTCGTCAATCCGGGCGGTGGCTACACGATGGATACGAATGTTCGGTCGTCCTTCCCGAACATCAACATAGCGGGCGTGCCTATCTTTGCGGACTTCTTCTGTCCGAAGGGCAACGTTTTCTTTCCGAACGTCAAGTACACCTCGATGTACCTGTCCGAGGATGCGGCATTCGACTTCTCCGGCTTCTATTCGCTCGTGCCGCTCGGACAGATCGGACAACAGGGTGTGGTGGTCGTCGGCTATGATGTCATCTCGGCGAAATCGTCATCGGGTGCCTGGGGATATAACCTTCAGGGTGCTGCTTTCTGAGGTTACAACCTTATCGCGGTAACGAAGAATGGCTTTAGCGGCAGCAAAAACATCAGCGTCTGTGCCGGTGTTTTTGAAGGAGTTTACGGCAAGGAGAATAAAACGGCAGTTTTCAGGAGTGTAGCCTAGCTCTGGTTTTATCTTATCAATGCTAGGTGAATAGAAACCTGGAGATGTGTTGTTTAGAGCGAAAGGAATGTCGGTTAGTTCGCAGCGCCCAGTCCATTTCTTTGCTGCCCATTCGTCGGTCAGTGTGAAAGGGATGCCGCGTTTGATGGCGTCACGAAATCGACTGCGCATGATGTGCTTCCAAGGGGTGTTCTTTCGTGTTTCGTAGTGAAAAAGCTTGGAGCGATCTTGAAGATGCTCGCGGTTGCGCGCTCGCCATTCAGCGCTTTGCTGTTTTATATTTTCTGCGTTCTTTATTCGATTTCGGCGCTCGATTTCTTTCTGCAGTCCTGGATTGGCCGCGCGCCAGTCGCGCATACGTTGTCGAGCTGTTTCAGGGTCAGCTTGGTAGCGGGCTTTTTTGCGCGCGTTGTGCTGTTCGCGGTCAGCTCGTTCTGACCAGATTTGTCGGTCGTTATGCCATTTGTTTTTGCACTCTCGTGAACAAAAGATTCGACGAGGGTTGTCGAAAGTGGCGTTGCAGTTCGGGCATGCAGGCATTTTGTAACCTCATGCTGCTTGTAACCCCAAACACTGAGCCTGTCAACGGCTTAAGGAGCATGTAGTATGCCCGCGCCTCTTAGCGGTCCCGGTTTAGGGCTCCAGCTTCCCCAGAACCTGTATCCGTCCGAGCTGTTCAATGCTCCGTACGATACGCCGACCAATTCCGTTGCCTTGAGCCCTGGTGACGTGCTGCCGATTCCTGCCGGCAACTGGTACGTGTCTACCGGCATGTATTCTGTGCTGCAGTTTCTCAATCCCATCACCGGCACCTGGACGATGGCGTCGACGCCGGGTTGGCTGGGCTCCCCGATCTACGTTAAGAGCGACGGTTTCAATTACCGGATTGCGAACCTGCTTGCCTGTCCGGTGTCGGCTTCCATCAAGGCGTATGGAAGTGGGTACGTCCAGTCTTCGACCACCCTCACGGCTACGCCTGGACTTTCGACCTGGCTGCCGATCATTGGCGGGCAGTTAGGCACGGTTGCGACCTTCTCGCTCAACATCACGAACGTCGGTGGCGGTTACGGTATCGCGCCGATCGTTCTCATCGCTCCACCTCCGCCGGCCGGGAACAATCCGAACGGTGTGGGTGGCATTCCGGCGGCCGGGTTTGTCACGATCGCGGGCGGCACGGTTTCCGGGTTCAGCTTCACCAATCCCGGTGCCGGTTATCCATCGGCTCCTGCGGTTGTCGTGCTGCCCTCCCCGTTCGATCCGAACATCGCTAGCGGCATCACGCAGGCGTCTCTCGCATTCAGCGTGACTGGTGCGGGCAGCATTACAGGTGCGCTCTGTACGAACTCCGCGGGTCCGTTGGCAACCGTTGCCAACTTCTCCTTGGTACTCGCAGGTGCGGGCTCGGCCGGCTCGGTCGTCGCCAACATCCTGCAGACTATCGTCTCGGCGAGCGTGTCGGGCGTTGGTACAGGGTACCCGGTATCCGGCACGGCGTTGCTGACGACCGTTGGCGGTGCGCAGCAGGCGGGCACGATCACGAACAACCCGGACTTCCTCAACTTGGCGTTTCGTCCGCGGCCGGCGGATATCGGGATTACCAGCAATAGCGGTGGGACGCTGACGACGCAGCTGGGCACGATCTATGATGGCGGGCTGTTCCTGAGCGCTCCGGGTCTGGTGATCGCGCCTCCGGCAACCGGTTCGGTCGCTCTGGCAACCGTGGTGTCGCCGACGATTTCGTTCACCATGGGCAGCACCCAGGATCACATCATGTTGCAGCCGGCGCCGTAGCATGGCTGCGACTTACAGCCTTGCGGTAACGGGCGTCAGCTCGGAAGACTATGGTCCGTTTAATGTGCCGGAAGTGATCATCCCTGATACTTCTGCTACAGCTGGCGGGCTGGCTAATGCGGCGCAAACCGGTACGCAGATGTTGTGCAAGAATCCGGACGGCTCGCAGTCGTGGTATGTGTACGACACCGATCTCAGCCGTCCCGGCAAGCCGGTTTTGAGGCCAGTCGCGCCGTAGAGCGACCCGGCAGGAGGATCTGCCGATGGCACTGACGGCATACGAGACCCAGACCCAAGCCCTCCTGCAGCTGCCTGGAGCGTCGCCGCAGACGCTCTATCCGATCGCCAATATCGACACTTGGATCAACATCGCCCGCGGGCAGTTAGCGGGTGAAGGCGAGTGTATTCGCGTAATCGCGACGATTCCAACCGTGGTGGGGCAGCGGAACTATAATTTTTCGGCGCTCAATACGGGCGTGGCGGCGACGACCGGCATTCAGGGAGTGATTCACGTCCGGCGGATCACGCTAAGCGTTGCGTCGGGGCAGCGATGGATAGCGCCGCGGGCATGGCCATGGTTTGATCTCTACTATATGAATAACCCGGTGCCGCAGAATGGGTTACCTAAAAATTGGGCACAGTATGCGCAAGGTGTGAACGGCAGTTTTTACCTGGACCCGCCTCCGGATAACATTTATCAGTTGAATTGTGACTGTGTGTGCTATCCGATCAACTTGGCGAGTGACACGACGGTTGAGGCTATACCTTATTTGTGGACCGATGCGGTGCCGTTCTTTGCGGCTTACTACGCGTTGCTGTCGTCGCAGACCTCGGCCCGGCAGGCGGACGCGGAGCGGTTGTTCGGGCACTACCAGACGTTTGTGGGTAGGGCTCGGCAGTTCGCCAATCCGTCCGTCAATCGCTTCCTCTATGAGCAGGCAGGTGATCCTGCACAGGCGAATGCCTATGGCTTGCAGGCGGGCAAGGGAGCGGCTTGATGCCTGTTACCCTCAACCGATACCTGGAGCAATCGCAGCGCTTCATGCGCGACCAGAACCAGTCGAAGCTCGACCCTGCGGATCTCATTTCCTACATCAACCGGGCGCGGCGGGAAGTGGCGATGCGCTCGCAATGTATCCGCGTCCTGCCGCCGATTTCAGGGCAGATCGTCAGTGCGAGCGTTACGGCACCTGGGACTGGTTACGCGAGCATTCCAACTGTAAGCATCACACCACCTGATTTTCCTAGTGGTCTCTTGCCTTTTCCAAGTGGGCTCCAGTCGACGGCACTTGCGATCATTCAGAACGGTACGGTTTCGGCTGTCGACATACAGCAGGGTGGGTCCGGCTACTTCCAGCCTCAGATGACGATCACGGATGGTGGAGGTACGGGGGCATCTGTCGTGCCCGTTCTGTCGCCGATGAATCTACTCAAGATCGGACAGGAGAAGTACGATTTTTCTAAAGTTGATTTGAGCCAGTTTCCTGGGGTATCGGAGATTTATTTTGTTCGCAGCGTGTCGGTTATTTACGCGAATTACCGCTACACGCTGCCGATGTACCCGTTCAGTGTCTATCAGGCGTATGTCCGCCAGTATCCGTTCCAGTACCAGTATGTGCCGACTTTTTGCTCCCAGTTCGGGCAGGGCGCCGGTGGGTCGATATACATGTACCCGCTGCCGAGCCAGACTTATCAGATGGACTGGGACTGTCTTGGCATGCCTCAGGATTTAGAGGATGATCTTAGCGTGGAGGCGATACCTGATCCCTGGACGGATGCCGTGCCGTACATGGTTGCGCATCTGGCGATGCTAGAGTTGCAGAATTTCAACGCGGCTACTGGGTATCTGGCGCTCTATGATCAGTTTGCGCAGCGATACTCCAACTACGCGCGTATTGGCAGGACGATCAATCCGTACGGACGGTATTGATGCCTGCACCGCCTCCCGCCCGTGAGCAGCCGCAAGCGAATCCTTACCAGCCCTCGCTGCCGGCGCCTCTCGTATTCGAGGAGTTTCAAGGCATTAATACCAGTACGTCCCGGCCCGGTGTGCCGGACGAACAGATGTACTGGTGTGACGGGTTCTTCCCGCTGGATAAGCAGAATCTCCGCACGCTTTACGGCATTGGACCGTCTATCTACACGCCGGTAGGTTTCGTGGGCTCTGGTGCTACCGGTCATGTGACAATGACCGGGTTTAATATCGGCAGCATTTCCATAACTAATCAAGGAAATGAGAATATTGGAGCACCGACGCCAAATCCTCCCGGACCTGGAACTTACGCTTTAAGTTTTTCCGGTGGGGGAGGTTCAGGTGCAGCCGGTACCGCTACAGTCACGCAGGTAGCTGGTTTTTTCCGTGTAACGAGTGTTACCCTGACATCTCCCGGCTCCGGCTACACCTCTCCGCCGACTGTTTCACTGACCAATAATTGGACTACTTCGCCGACTTTTACAGCCAGCTTAGGTACCGAGCAGGTTGCCACTATCGTGCTCGACATGGGCGGTAGCGGGTATGTATCGCCTCCAAATATCCTTATCGTCGGCGGAGGCGGCAGCGGGGCACTGGCGCACGCCACCATATCCGGAGGTGCGGTCAATGCCCTGATTTTGGACAGTCCCGGTTCAGGTTACACCGGCATTCCGACTGTGGTTGTTCAGGCGGCATCGACTGCGGGAGGCATCGTATATTTCAATTTTGCCAATATAGGCTCGACGCCTCTCCTGATGGTTATCACGCAGGACGGTTCGCTGTGGAGTGTCAACCTCAACACGGGCGTAGCAACCGTTGCTGGTCAAGCGATCATTGCCAATCCCGCGCTTGGCCAGATGGCGATCACGCAATGGGGAAGCCAGTTCGTCATTATCGTAGCTAATCAGACGAACGGATATTGGCTCTGGGATGGCACGACTCTTTTCGCACCTGGTAATACCGCGCCTGCTACGTTTGGCGGTACCATGCCGACCGGCATTGGTGGGCAGGCGGTTGAGACCTACAACGGGCAGGTGTGGATTGTATCGGGGGCTTCGCTTACCTGGTCGGCGCCTGGCAGTGCGGTTAATTTTTCTACGTCGGCCGGTGGAGGCAGCAATACATCGACTGCCAGTTACCTGCGTGTTGGTCGCATCCAGCCGATATCGTCGAACGGCTTCCTCTATCTCGTCAATGATTCCTCGATTGATTACATTTCCGGGGTCTCGACAAGCGGTGTGCCGCTGACGACCACGTTCACGCTGCAGAATGCCGACCCGGAGGTAGGTTCTCCGTGGGCCAATTCGGTCAACATCTGGGGGGGCAATGTCATTGCGGCAAATCCGTTCGGCATTCAGATAGCTTATGGTTCGCGGGTGACCAAGATCAGCGATGACTTGGATGGCGTGTACAACACAGTACCCAACTTCGCCAACTTCCAGCCGTCATCCGCCAAGGCCATCCTGTTCGGCAAGAAGGTGGTGATGTTCCTGGTGCCGATCATTGATCCGATCACCGCGCAGCAGGTGAACAAGCTTCTCATGTGGAACGGAAAGCGCTGGTGGACCAGCCAGCAGGACGTACCGCTAAATTTTATCCGTCATCAGGAGATCAACTCGGTTCTGACCGCCTATGGAACGGACGGCAAGTCGATCTACCCGCTGTTCGCGCAGCCTTCGATCAATTTGACTAAGACCGCGCAATCCAAACTCTGGTCCGCTCCGGGAGGGTACCAGTTCCAGAAGGCTGCCGGCCGCCTGTGGGGCCTTGCGCAGTACTATAATTTCAGCAAGCCAAATTTGATGATCAGCATCGACAACGAGTTGTCGACCAACAGCAATGCGAAGACTCTCTCGCTGGGACCGCTGACTGCGACGTGGACAAATGCGAGCGGTGCCGTCGTACCGTGGGTAAATGGGTCGGGTACGACAGTCACCTGGTTTATTTCCGGTTCCGGGATTGTTGTGTTTCCGCCAACGTCGGTTGGACAGCAAGGGGCTCTGACCGGGCTCACGGTGCAGACACAGGCCGCCGACATGTCATTGACCAGTCTCATGCTGGGTGATGAAGTAGTCGGGTATCGAGGATAGGTTCATGCCGCTTCCCGTCGCGTTCTCTAATCTGACCAATCCGACCTTGCCGCAGCTCGACCAGAATTTCGGTGCGCTGGGTGCATTGACGCCAATTCCATGCACTGTGTCGGGCACGAATGCGATCACCATGACGCCGGCAGCCAATACGCCGACGATCACGGCTCTAGCGCCGTACACGCAGTTCAGCGGAATTGTGAGCGTCAGCAATACGGGCGCGACGACCATCAACGCGGGAGGTTTGGGAGCGCTCAACGCTTATAAGGACACTCCCGGCGGTCCGGTAGCGCTCGCCGGAGGCGAGATGATCGCCGGCAATGCCTTCACTGCCATGTACGATCCGGCTTTGAACAGCGGGGCGGGCGGTTTTCACGTCTATACGAACACTTTTGTCTTCGGCAGTTCCGCGATCAATTCTATTTTCTCGCGTTCTGGCTCGATCACCTTCTCGGTCGTGGCGGCACAGGCAAACCAGACGCAGAATTTCAGCCTGACCGGGTGTGCACCAGGCGATATCGTGGTCTTGGGCCTGCCTGCCGCGGTTGGTACCGTAGCGCAGCTGACGTTTACAAGTTTCGTGGCGGCGAATGGGTCGGTTTCCGTCGTGGCGGTTAATTCCGGATCGGTGAGCGTCACTCCGCCGAGCGGGCTCTACCGGGTGGCGGCCATCCGGATACTGCCGTGAGCGGGATCGCCGGAATCTTCAATGTTCCGGCCAATCCGGACCAGTTGGCGCAATGGAGCTTCAACCATGCGGTGCACCACGTCGAGATCAATGCTGCTATCCTCAAGGCAACGGGTATCACAGTGCCGTCCTATGTCCTCGACCCGTTCAGTCCAGCCGACATGGAGTTGTGGCTATACCAGCATCAGACCATGCACAACACTATAGATGCAATTCTGGGGATAAAGGGGTATGATTTGACCACGGTTGACTGGAAAGACCCCACGCAGCTTGGCGGTTGGATACAAGGTAACGCCAACGAGCACTTTCAGGCAGCGAACCTACTGGAGATAGGATGATGGCGGAAGCCGCAGCAAAACTCGAGGAAAAAGTTGATTTTGGACCGATCCGGCGTTTCCAGCTGGCGGATCTCAACCAGCATGGCGGCTGGATCTTGGCCCGTCTCAAGAAGGTCTACCCGCATCTCACCGATCAGGTGGCGTTCGGCTGGCTGCGGGGCCTGATCTATACCAACGAGTTCCTGTTTTTGCAGTCCGATCACGGCATCGCGCTGTTCCAGCTCGACCGGGCGCATACGCTGAGCCCGCGCCCGATCGTGCGCGAGCAGTTCGTCCTGGCACAGGAAGGATACCAGGAGGAGGCCGGCATTTTCTATGAGGAGGCCGAGCGGTGGGCGTTAGCGCTTGGCGCCGATACGATGCTCGTCGAGGTGATTTCCGACGTGCCGCCGGCTGAGATCAGAAAGCGGCTCAAGCGGGTGTTCGAGCGGCCACAGAAATACGCGAAGGTGGGGTGATGTCGTTGAAGGAGCGTGCGGACTTGGTGGAACGGCAGTGTGCTGCGGCTGCACTGGATTCGTTTACCAAAACGGAAGCGAATCTAAAAACTACTTACCATGGGACGATTACCTATCAAGTCGAAGCGTTCTCCGCCTGCGTGTTCGAGATCGTCAAGCACGTCTCGCGCCACTGGGAGGAGGTGGCATCGCGCAAGGATATCCGCCAGCTCGACGTGGACTGGGAAACGTACCTGCAGGCCGATCGAATAGGCCGGATTACTTTGGGAACCGCCCGCCATGGACCGGATGAACGATTGATTGGGTATCTCATGATGATGCAGCGTCCGGATCTCAATTCCAAGGGTACGATCGCCGCCGAATCAGCGGTCTACTACGTGGAGCCGCGCCCGATGCGGGGCCTGATCCAGCGCAACCTTATCCGTTTCATGCGCGACCATCTGCTGGCTAAGGGCATCACTTACCAACGGTTCCGCTGCAAGCTCAGCCACAGCAACGACTCCATCCTGCGCAATGTCGGCTTCGAGCCGGATGAGATGCTGTACATTTTGAAGGGATAGGCCATGCCCGGTATCATCGGTGGTGCCATTGACCTTGGTGTCGGTTTGTTCGGTGGCGGGGCTGCTGCAGGGGGTGCCGGTGCTTTAGGTGGTATCGAGGGCGCGCTGGGCGGTCTTGGAAGCGATCTGGCGGGTCTGTTCGGGCTCGGCGAGGGTGCCGCGGGTGCCGGAGGCATAGCCGCTGCTGCCCCCTCTGCCTTGCCGGCTGCTGCCGGGGCTGCCCCTGATCTTGCTTCCAGCGCGCTCGGCTTCCAGCCGTTCGATTTCGGTGCTTTCGGTGCTACCGGTGCTCCCGGATATGGAACAGCAGCGCCTGACGCAATCAGCGGAGCATTGAATTTGTCGGGGGCTTCCCCGGTTGATGCCTCGGGAATCAGTGCGATTGCTCCCGACACGGCGTCGATTCCCGGACAAGTCGGTTCTAACGTAGGAGGGCAGGCGGGTACGGACATATCCGCGCTTATCGGCGGTGGCCCTGGAAGTGGAGGAGGGTCGACGAACGTATTGCAGCAGCTGATACAGAACCCGATGGGCACGCTTGGCGAAGGTGCCGCACAGTCGCTGATTAAAAACCCACTTGGTATTGCCCTTGGTGCAGGTGGCTTGGGTGTCGCTATGGCGGGTAACAAGAACCCGCTGAATACACGCGAAGGCGTAGCATTGGAGCATCAGGCTTATCAACTTAACGATCAGGGAAAGATGCTGCAGTCCTACCTGACGACCGGCACCCTGCCTCCGGCTCTGCAGACGCAGCTTACGCAAGCCACGCAGGCAGCTAAAGCCACGATCATCTCGCGCTACGCACAGCAGGGGCTGCCTACCGATCCGTCGAAGAACTCCACCTTGGCGCAAGAGTTGGCACAGGTGGATACCAACGCCATCGCGGCAACTGCCAAGATCGGGCAGGATTTGCTGACGACCGGTATCAGCGAGACGGGGTTATCGTCCAATATTTATAACATGCTTCTTGGTATCAACCAGACGCAGACTGCTAACTTTGCAAAGTCGATCGCTAACTTCGCTTCCGCGTTCGGCGGTGGGCCGAAGATCCAGATAGGTGGGACAAGCGGTGCCTGAGACTGCGGAAGCTCCTTCTTCACCCGCCTCCGCCCAAGAGGGCTTCGGCGGGCAAGCCGGCAGTACGACGGTTTTCGATACTTTAACCGCCACACCGCCGAAGGATCTGCTTGACGATCTGGTGAGTGCCAAGCGCACGGAGATCGGCGAGAAGGAGCGTCTGCGTCACCAGCAGGAAGGGCAGACGAGCGCTGACCAAGCGCGTGTGCACAAGGCGTTCGAGGCGGAGGGTGTCGGTCCGGACACCTTGCCCAAGAAGTGGGATGCTGAGCTGGAAAGCAAGAAGCACGCCTACGACCCGGTGGAAGCCTTCGGATCCTTCGGCAGTGTGTTCGGTATCTTGGCGTCCGCTTTCACCCACATGCCGATGGACTCCGCTCTCAATGCCGCGGCAAGCGCCATGAACGCTGTTAAAGCGGGCAAGGAGGATGAATATAAGCGCGCGTACCAGGCGTGGAAGGACAATACCGATCTGGCGGTCAAGCGTCACGAGATGCAGCACCAGGTCTACCAGGATGCGATCAAGTTGATGGAAACTGATCAACATGCCGGACAGGTGGCGCTGCAGAACGCTGCTTCCCGTTTCGGTGATCAGCAGTCGATGTTGATGATTCAGCATGGGATGATTCCCGAACTTTATCAGACGCTGGATGCGCGCAACAACGCGGCACTTGGTTTGACCAAGGCGCAAACCGGTATGACGGAGAACCACGAGAAGGTGGTTGCCTATTTAGAGGTGCGTACCGCACGGGATGAACTGGCCGAGGCACAGAAGACCGGTGAGCAGCCAAAGATTCTCGAAGCCACGCAAAAGCTCATACGTGCGCAGCAGCGGCAGCGGGATGTGCAGGAGGGATTTGCTCCTTCGCGTTACCAGACAAGCGCAGAGATGGATGCGAGGCTTTATGAGGAGGTGTCGTTAGAGCATCCGGATTGGACGACTGCGCGCAAGCTCGAGGAGATCCAGCACCGTAAGACTGGAGGTACTAGCGGCGGGGGTGTGCCCGGCATGGGTAAGGAAGAAGCTATGGCAGTTGAGGAGGAGCTGAAGAAAAATCCCGGCATGCCGCGTGTCGAGGCGATCGCCAAGGTCAAGCGTGCTGCTGCGTCGATTACCGGTAACAAGCAAGATGAGCTGCGCTCGCGCATCGATATGTACAGCAACTCGCTGGGTAAGATCGATCAGACGATCGGCGTGCTCGACCATTATATCGGCGCGGCGGGCATTGCCGGCAAGGCGACGCGTACGGGAGAGCGGGTCAGCAATATCTTTGGCAGTAAGAATACCGACCGGGTTCAGTTCTCTCGCGACATCGAGTATCTGCAGGCCGTAGCGCCTCGCCTTTTGACCGACTCGCAAGGCCGGCCGCTGTCGGCGGAAGCCAAGAAGATCACGGATATTATAGGTGGCTTGAGCCTTGGCGACACGACCGCCAACACCAAGCGTTCGTTGGAGGAAGTGAAGCGGCTGTACACCAAGATGCGGGGAGACGTGGAGTCACGCCTCGAAGGCAAGTGGACGGGTTCACCCGCCGAAGGCGGGCAAGCGCCTCCTGAAAAGCCGATAGGCAGGCCGAAGTGGCAGGAGGCCCCCGTTGTCCAGTGACGAGGTCGTCGGTCTGATGCAGGATACCCCTGTTTCTCCGCCTGCAAATCCCACGCCGCAAGAGCAGGAGACATTACAGGCCCGCGGAATTACGCCGCAGCGCAAACATGGTTACTACGGTCCTCCCGGTACCGAGCTTCATCCGGCAACGGTCACCGATGATGCCGGTTATCAGGCGCTGCGGCCGGGATCGCATTTCCTGGACCCGGAAGGCAAGTCGCGCAAAAAACCCTGGTATGTCAGCACCGATGCTGACTACGCCGTCGTGCCGGAGGGGGAGCATTTCATCGATCCCAACGGCGAGCGGCGGATGAAGCCGAAATTCGAAGGGATCGATTACACCGCGCAGACTTTATACGACATGTCGCTCACCGATGCCGAGCGGCGCAAGGCGCTCGAGCGGTCCTACCCCGGCAAGGTGAAGCAGGAGGAGGGATCGGGTGAGTTCTACGTCGAGGAGGAAGGCGGTGTGCGCCGCAAGCCCGGCCGTGGGGCAACTGCGATCCCCGGCGCGATTACCGGCATGGCCGCCCCCATCACCGGTTCCGTTCTTGGCGGGATGGTCGGTGGAGGTGCAGGCTTCGCGGCAGGAACCGCCGTACCCGGCCCCGGCAATATCACGGGCGCCGTAGCCGGAGGCGTTGTCGGGGCAGGAATAGGTGGAGCAGGGGGGCAGGCGATCAATGATATCGTTCTACAGCTGGCTGGCATCTATGATCGCACGGCGCTTGAGGAGGCGAAGAATTTAGCCGTATCCGGCGCGGTCGGCGCGGTCGGCGAGGGTGCCGGCCGCATGATCTCGGCAGCCGTGCCGGTCGCCAAGGAAGCCGGCCGCCAGATGGCGCGCGGGTCGGGCAAGGCGATAAATTACGTGCTCGGTACCGACCCGGAAGCACTCAAGATGGCTTCCCGGATGGCAACAGAGGGCGAAACGCCGGGGCATGGCTTCCTCGGACAGCTTGGCATTACCGAGCCTGGTACGGCAACGCCTCCATCTGCCATCTTCAAGGAAGCCCCGCACATCCATATCAGTACGGAAGTGCGGGAACCTGCCTTGCACACCCAAAAACCGCTCTACCAGTCGGCGCAACGCCACTACGAGCGGGAAGCCGGGCAGTTGCTCGAGGATATGGGGGTAAAAACCGAGGGGTCGATCCAGAAACCGACCGCGGCGGTCAGTACCGAGGAAGCCGGGCGAACCATTCTTGCCAAGGCACAGCAAAAATCGGTTGAGGCGGATGCCAGGCTCAACGCTACGCTTGAGGGAATGAAAACCTCGACTCAAGCGGAGAAGTCTATCCGCGTCGAGCAGTTGCGAAAGGATGCGGATGACGCCCGCAAGGCTGCTCAAGGCTTGATCGACCAGGGTTTCGACCATATCCGCGGCAATATCGATGCCGCCATGAAGGCGACTAAAGCTGGACACAACAGCGGTGACCTGTGGTGGACGGTCGGGGAGGAGATCAAGGCTTTTAGGGAGGGTATCCAGGGGCGTGCCCGCATCATGTACGACAATGCGCAGCATCTGGCGGGCGACATCAAGCCTGATGCCGCCGGGCTGTCGCAGATAGCGGAAAAATTTATCGAGGATCTGCCGGGCGACTTTCAAACCAAGCACCCCGATATCGTGCGCAAGCTGCGCGATCTCGCGGGTAAGCCGAAGACCGACCTGGAAGGTAATCCTGTTCCCGGCGAGTGGGAAAAACCGCCCGTAGAGCCCACCTGGGGGCAATTGCATAATCTGCGCTCCCAGTTTCGCGGCAACGTCAACTGGTCCGATCTCACTTCCGACCAGTGGAACGGCACTTACAAGTTTTTCGCCGGCAAAGTAGACCAGATCCTGCACGATGCCCACGCGGTGCCGGAACTCAAGGAAGCGTCACGCGCCTTGCGCGAAGCGGATAAATTCTACGCCGAGAACATGGGTCCGTTGAACGATACGCAGATACAGGGCGTGGTAAACGGGCTGCGCGCCGGCATGCCGGCCGATCCCAAGGTGCTGAACAACCTAATTCTCAAGGATGGTCGCACGGAAGTAGCGCGCAAGATCGAGAGCATCGTTGGTCCCAACGTGTGGGCCGGTATTCGTGCATCCGACGTGCAGGAAATGCTGGACCTGAGCAAGACGCTCACGCCCGGCGTGGTAGACGGACAGAAATTTGCCAAGGAAGTGCTCAAGCGTGATCAGCACAACATGCTCGAGGTCGTGCACGGTAGCAAAGGTGCGGGCGAGCTGCGCGAGCAGGCCCGCCGCATCGAGATGTTGGGCGGACGGCTGGAAATCACGCCGAAGGAAGGCGATACGGTGCGCGATATCATCGGCAAGGCACACCAGACGGCGGAAGCACTTAAGGCCGCGGCTAAACGTGAACCTTTGGGAGCGCTCAAGATCGAGATGAAACGGCTTACGGCTGAGAAGAAGGCCGATCCGCTGCATTTCCTCTATGATCCGACGACGCTCGCGACCGAAGCCGTAGATCGCATTCTCGGCAACGAGGATTTGATCATTGCCGCGTCCAAGGCATTCGAAGGAGGGGAGCAGTCGGCAGAATTTAATTTGATGCGTCAGATATGGGCACAGCGTATCCTTCAGGGCACGCTCACGCCCGGTGAGCGCCTTGCCAAGGTGTCGCCGGAAGTGCAGCAGTTGATGTTTCCCGGTGTAAAACTGGAAACTGCACAGCGCCTCGCTAAAGAGATGGCCTTGCTGCAAGGGACAGCATCTAAATCGTTGCAGGAGGGAACCGCGTCGGGCATGTTGGCAAGAACCACGGTCGAGCATCCGTGGGGCGTGATCACCGGGCTCGGCAAAATCGCGGGACCAGTCAAGATGCTGCCTGGCGCCAATTTCCTGGCGCGGTCGATGCTGGGAGAGTATTTTGCGACCATGCGCAAGCTGGTAACGAGCCCTGTAACGTTACGCTTCCTCGAACGTGCGTTGGAAAGCCGCGATCCGGAGGCGAAAGAAGCTGCGCGCGAAATGATTCGAGAAGCCATGCGTCGCGGCGGAGCACGTGGGTCGGGAATGTCACAAGCCGTGCACCAGCAGCAGAATCAAGGGCAGGAACTGGAGCCGGTGCAATGAGTCTCAAGGCCGATATCGACCGGTTCGCGGAAAAACTTATAACGGAATGCCTCGAAACTCCTGAAAAACCCCTTCCTTTCCACGAAAGGCTCGACGCCTTCAAGGCGGTCGCCGCCTACTATGCGATCCTGGCTAAGACCAAGGGTGATGCGCCTCCGGCGGACGAGGGCGATACGTTCGCCGCGTTCCGCAAGACCCTGCAGCAACCGGAAGCGCAGGATGGCAGAGAGCCCGACGCAGGCAAGATTCACCCTGGTCGCCGATCCGCCTTCGCAAGAGGCTCCGGCGGACCAGTCCGCTCCTCCTACGGATCATAGCCACGCCACCAAGATTCTTCTTCTCAGCTTAGCCGCGCTGTCTAAGCGCGCTTTGATCGCGCTTGCCGACCTGTTCGGCCTTGCCACCGTCGCCTCGGTCTTTTGGCTCTGGCACTCCACGCCCGATCCGAACGTGCTGCAGCTCATCGGGCTTGGCATGTACGCGATCTTCGTGGCGGGCGTGAACGTGATTGTGCGGCGGACATGAAAAACCGTCTGCTGAAAAACCTCGTTGCCCCCCTTCTAATTTTTTTGGCGTCCATAACGGTTGTCTATGGTCAATCAGTTCAGCAGTCAGGTTTCGTCACGATCGGCCACGTCCCTGTCTGGCTCGCTCCCGGTGTGATCGGTGACGGTGGGTCGGCGGCATCTGGCGTAGCTACCAGTTTCGGTGTGACTAACAACGGCGGTCCCGGCATCTGCGTGAACAGCGCTGCAATTACGGGTGCCTACAATCAGCTCTGTCTTGCCGCCTCAACGGCTGCCAATGCGCAGATCAGCTTGCAGAATTTCGGTGGTGCCGCACCGCAAGGGCTCAACATTGTCATCAACGGAACGGTGATATCTTTCCCCAGCTCACCTGGCACCACATTCGCTACCATCACCGGCCCGTTCACGAACAACGACCTCGTGAAGACTAACGGATCGGGCGGGATGAGTGATGCGGGTGTATCGCTCGGCGCCGGCACATCGGGGGGTATCCCCGGCTATACCGCGACCGGTGCCCTCACTTCCTCCGGCGTGCTCACCGCCAACAACCCGGTGATCGGCGGGGGAGCCGGCGTCACGCCGTCATCCGGCACCCGATCGGGGAACACAACGGTTTTTGCCACCACGAGCGGATCGCTGCCCAGCGGGAATCTGTCCAAGTTTGATGCAAGCGGAAATGTCATCGACGGTGGAATAGCTGCCACGGCTGCTGCAGTAACGGCATTTTTAAATCCGTGCGTTGCTTCCGGTGCAAGTCACGCCAAGGGCCTCGTACCCGATCCTGGGGCGACCGCTTCGACGACGCGGTTTTTGCGCGAAGACTGTACGTTCACGACAGTTGCTCCGGTTGTGAACATCCGTGATCCGCAGTACGGGGCTTTGTGCAACTACACAATCCTATCTGATGGAGCCATGAGTTCTGGTTCCTTCACGCTGTCAAGCGCGAGTGCGAACTTTTCAGCAGCTGATGTTGGAAAAGAGATTCAAGTTGCCGGAGCCGGTGCGGCCGGTGTAGTGCTGGCAACCACGATTACGAGCTTTACCGACACGACGCACGTCGTCTTAGGGGCTGCTAATAGCTCCGGAGGATCGGTTTCCGGCAAGATAGTCGAGTACGGTACCGACGATACCACCGCGATCAATAACGCCATTGCGGCCGGCGTATCGTCCGGTCGGCCGGTCTACCATCCTACCGGTTCCTGCATGGTCCAGAAGATCAATGCGACCGGTGCCAATCATCTTACGTATTACGGCGATGGAATTAACGAATCGGTGCTCTACGAGTGGGCTGGCACTGCCGCGCTTAATACAGCGACCTGGCATGTCTTTGATTTAACGGGTTCGTCTTTTGTTACGCTGAGCCGTTTCCAGATAGGATCGTTCCAGACACTGGCGCAACCGACCACCGGTATATTCATTGCTCAGGTGGCGTCTGGCGTATCGACCCGGTTCATGATTGATGAGGTCTATGTCACCGGACAGTACAGCGTGGCGGCGCTTTACGATTACGGTGTGCCGTCTTGGCGTGTCGTCGGTAGTGATTTCTACAACTACTTCCCTGGCGCCGGTACCCAGGACGTAATCCGGCTTACCGGCACCAACCAGGCTACGCTGTCTTCCTCCTTTGCTACGGTGACTAGCGGCACCAAGTCGACATCCGACATCCATTTTTTCAATACCGAGATGCACAAGTTCGCGGGAGCAAGCGCGAACAACGATTGCGTGATGCTCGACACGGTTAACAATATCGGCTGGTATGGCGGGGTAATTTCCGGCGGTTGTGTTGAGTATGTGCAGTTTTTGGGGGCCAGCACCAACGTCTCCTGGCTCAATACGACATTCGAGACCGAGAGCCAGCCGGTCACACCGACCAATGCTTTTCTGCTGGCCAACGCCTCGACACTCAATGGCGTGTCGACCACGCAGTCGAGCTATATCTTAGGGTCCAACACCTGGAACTCGGCGGGAAGCGGGTCGCTACAGTCTATTAAGAACGGCGTTATCTACCAAGGAGTTTCCACGGCGACGCTGGCACAGAATACGACGACGTTCGTCGGTACCGGCTGCGTCGACACAAGTGCTGCAGCCAATTGTGCCACCTACATCCCTACCAGCATGACGGCTGCCGACCTTCAGGTGAGCACTACGGCTTCGCCGGGAGGGGTGCAGACCTTCATTACCACTTTGCTGGTGAACGGCTCGGCTTCCGGAGCCGCCTGCACGATCACGGGCTCGGCTACGACATGCAGCTTCCAGGGCGGGCCGACGAACATCCCCGCGGGAGCGCTGATCGCCTTCCGTTTCGTGTCGTCGGCAACCGCCAACACGACGCGGGGCAGCATGTCCGTTGAGCTGATAGCTAACAACTAGGATGCACCAATGCGCTACAGACTCGCTGCACTATTGCTGCTCCTGGTTTGCTTTTTAGGCTATTCACCGGCTGATGCGCAGACCGCGGTTGCGCTCTGGTGCAATACCGGTTCCGGCATCAATCCGTGGGCGCCTTGTTCCTCCACTACGCCGCTGCCGGTTAATGTGGTAGCAGGCGGCGGATCTGGCGGCACGTCGTCAACCTTCGGCGCAGCGTTTCCCGGTACCGGTACGGCTATCGGCGTCAAGAACGGCGCCAATATGGTTAATTTGGCAGCGGACAATTCTTCCAATCTGCTGATAAATTGCGCGGTCGGATGCGCCGGAGGCACTTCCAGCAATGCGTCCGATGCGGTGGCGACGAGTGCGACCAACGGGCAGACGATAGCCTGGCTCTACGGCTTCAACGGTACGACGTTCGACCGGCTGCGGGTAGACGCCTCCAAGAATCTCAACGTCAATATAGCCGCTAACTCGTTCGGCACCGTGACGGTCACGGGCACCGTCGCGGCAACGCAGTCGGGCACCTGGAATATCGGTACCGTCACCACCCTTCCAGCCATTACTTTCGCTTCCCCACAAGCGGTCACACAGTCGGGTATCTGGACGGTGCAGCCGGGCAATACCGCCAACACGACGCCCTGGCTCGTGACCGGCTCGGGCACCGCCGGTTCAGCCGCGACCGGGGTGCTGACCGTGCAGGGCATTGCGTCGATGACGCCCGTGCAAGTGTCGCAGGCGACCGCTGCGAGCTTGAATGCTACCGTGGTGGGTACCGGCACATTCGTAGTGCAGGCCGCGCAAAGCGGCACTTGGAACGTGACGGTCAATACCGCCCTGCCGACCGGAGCCAATACTATTGGCGCCGTCACGCAGGCGTCGGGTCCATGGACGCAGAATCTTACGCAAGTCGGTGGCTCGGCGATTGCCATCGGGCAGGCCGCGATGGCGGCCAGCCTGCCGGTCGTGATCGCTTCCAACCAATCGGCGGTGCCCGCCAGCCAGTCCGGTAACTGGACTGCGCGCATCGTTGGTAATGTTGGTGCGGTTTTAGATTTTGCTGGTCAGAATGCCGCGAGTCCGGCCAACTCGATACTCATCGGTGGGCAGTTCAACACCAGCCCAACGACGATCACGTCGGGCAACGTCAGCCCGTTCCAGCTCGACAGTGCCGGCAACCTCCTGGTCAACATCAAGGCCGGTGGTTCAACAGGCGCAACGAGCAATGCCTCATCCGGCGTGGCTACGTCGAGCACCAATACGCCAACGGTCGCTTATACTTACGGCTTCAACGGTACGACCTGGGATCAGCTTCAGGTTGACACGAACAAGAATTTGAAGATCACTGGTGGTGTTGCGCAAGGTTCGACGACCTCGGGCCAGATCGGTTCTCCGATTATGGGCGCTGTCACGAGCGCCGCACCTGCCTACACAACTGCCCAGACTAACCTCCTCTCCCTCGATCTCGCTGGTGACCTTCGTGTTGGTGTAGGCCCAACCGCTACCGCCAGCATGGGCATTGCGCCGGTCGTAACTGGATCGGCCGCAGCGAACCTGGTGCTTAAAGCTGGTGCGGGGAACCTCTATTCTTTCCAGGTGACTTCGGGCGCATCTGCCGGTTTTGTCCTGGTATTTGATGCCACGTCGGCGCCTGCTGACGGCGCCGTGACACCGAAGAAATGCTACCAGCTTGCTGCTAACGGTACGCTAGGCGCGAGTTGGATACCAGGTCCGCCGCTGAATTTTGCTACAGGCATAACGGTTAGTTTCTCCACGACTGGGTGCTTTACGAAGACCGCGAGTGCAACAGCATTTATATCGGGAGAGGTGCAATGAGATGGGTAATGCCTCTTGGAATATTTCTAGCTACAGTTATTGGGCTTTCGCCTCTATTCCTGCATGCGGAATTGGTAACAACGTCTACGTCGGGTAAAGTCCCTACCTCGGTCGTTGGCTCTCTACCCACGTGTAACGCCGCTGCTGAAGGCATGATCTACGGCGTGACTGATGCACTTACGCCGGTCGCTCTTTCCGCTGTAACCGGTGGCGGTGCAATCCATACGCTCGTTTACTGCAATGGAACCTCATGGATAGTCGGATGACACGCTGGATCATAATCCTTCTTCTTTGCGCCAGCCAGGCAAGTGCCCAGAGTTCTCTATTGGGGGGAACGACTGTAGTCCTAACACCATGTGGAAACATCTCAACCGACTTCTCGGTCGCGACCGGTTGCAACATCCCCGTCATGATGGAACTGCTGCACTGAGGGCATGATGAAAAAGCTTCTAGCCGCTCTCCTTCTATTCATTGCTTGCGCTCCTGCGCTTGGTCAGACTTCCATCACGGCCAAGGATGCTGCGGGGGCCACGCAGACGTTCAAGACATTCAACTGCTCCTCGACGATCTGCCCGCTAAGTGTTCCTACGGATACCACGGGAACGACGCTGACAGGCGCGGCGGGATCGCCGAGCACGAGCGCTTTGACCATCCAGGGTATTTCAGGCGGGCAAGCTGTGCCTATCAGCGGCACGGTGACAGTGAGCCAGGCGACGGCAGCGAGCTTGAATGCCACTGTTGTCGGCACAGGCACATTTGCCGTGCAAGCCGCTGCGACGGAAGCCGATGGCGCGAATGTAACGCTTGGTGCTAAGGCCGATGCGGTCTGCGGAAGCGCGACCGGCACTTGCTCGCTCGAGGCGTTGACCAAGTTCGTCGCCAACGCGGTCAGCTCGTCTATCCCTGCTGGATCGGCGACGATCGGCAATGTTGGTCAGGTCGCATCGATTCCGGTGAGCGGAACGTTGCAATCGGCCGCGGTAGCCAACGGTAACGGCACACTTCTTCTCGTCAACGGGATGTCGTCGGCTATCTTGACGGTGAATTGCGCATCCTGCTCTGGCGGCACGACGGTAAATTTTGAGGCCACAGAGGATAACACTAATTTTACGGCAGTCACTGCCGTCCAGGTAGGCACAACGACCCTTGCAACGACCACAACGACTTCCGGTATTACGATCTGGCAGATGCCGGTAGCCGGTTTCCAGAATATCCGTGCGCGGATCAGCGCCTACTCGGCCGGCACCATCACGGTTACCGGGCACACTGTTCCGGTCGCTTATGATCCCAAGACGATCAACGCCAATATCGTCGCCAACACGGCGACCAACCAATCGGTCAACGTTGCGCAAGTCAATGGTGTGACGGTCCTGACCGGGACCGGCGCGGTCGGTACCGGCACCCAACGAGTTGCGGTCGGCACGGACACCGCGACTATCGCCGGCTCAGCCCCAGGTACGGCCGGAACCGCCAGCACTAACGTCGTGACCGTGCAGGGCATCGCGAGCATGACTAAACTGCTCGTCACGCCCGACTCGGTCGCCTTGCCGGCAAACCAGTCCGTAAACGTGTCTCAGTTCAATGGCGTCACGCCGCTGATGAACAACGGCGTCAGCGGCACCGGTTCGCAGCGGATGAATATCGCTTCGGACAACTCAGCTGTAGCCGGCTTAGGTGCCGGTGCCACGGCGAGCGCCGTACCCGCGAATGCGATCTATCAGGGTGTCAACATCGGCGGCAACACAACGGGCCTTGTCGGCGATCCATGCGACGTGAACGCGCATGTGTGGACGCCGATCAATATATCCTCTGCAGCGAACACCAAGATTGTCACAGGCACATCAGCTAAGAAGACTTATATCTGCCACCTGTTCCTGTTCGCCGCCGCTGCGGATAACGTTGGCATCGTCGAGGGCTCCGGGACGAACTGCGCGACTTCAACGCTTGGCCTGATCGGCGGCACGACGGCAGCGACTGGGATCAACCTTGCTGCTAACCAAGGGTTTGAGAGCGGCACGGGAGCTAAGGCCATTGCAGCCTCAACGGTCAATGCCAACGACTTCTGCCTCATCACCAGCACAGCAGCACAGCTAAGTGGTGTCGCGGTTACGGTGGTGCAATGATCTATAAGCTCCTTGTCATTTGGGGGCTGTTAATTGGAAGTCGATGCGATCGGGAGTACGATCCGCATGTGCACGAATGCGAACAACACGAACCGTTTCAATGGCAACCTGTTCGAGGCGGGGATCTGGGGTGTAGGCTTCAGCACGGGCCAGCAGAGTTCGATGAACTCGAATCAGCATACGTTTTGGGGATTCTAGTGAAGCGGTTATTTGCCTTTTGCGTTCTTTGGTTTTCCCTGGTTGCGGGGTATGGCGCCTACGCGCAGTTGCCGGTTCTCATGGTTGGCAGCTCGAACTGCGCCAAATACACTACCTTTTTGAACCGCACTACCTCGGTTGATGTCAAGCATCGAGGAGCTTACCGGCAGTGGATTTGTAACCTTGACGTGCAGGGAGTATTCGCCAAGCTGGACGCTGCCTACCTGTTTGCGACGAACAGCTCCAGCAATGCTTTGCTCAATATCGTTTCGAGTAGCTTCACGGCAATTGTGAATGGTGCGCCGGGTTTTACCGTAGACGCGGGATATCTAGGAACTGCGGCTAACCCGACAACCGATTTTCTTGATACCGGGTTTAACCCGTCAACGGCCGGGGGAAATTTTGCTCAGAATGCGGGGCATGTTTCAGTATGGAGCAACACAAACTTAAATGCCGCAGCTAGTCAGGGATCAGTAATTGGCTATAATGAACCCGCCTTTACTTCTACAACCGCCCTTATTATCAGGCAAGCTGGCAATGCTCAAGGTAACGTCAATAATGCCTACGCTTCTGGAGTAGCCGTTGCTGATAGCCTTGGTCACTTCGTTGTCAATCGGAATGGGGGCAGTACCAACCAACTTTATAAGAACGCCTCGAATATCCAAAATCCGAATACAACTTCCTCAGCTCTAGTGAGTAGAAATGTCTACATACTTGGGCTTCAGCATTCGACCGGTACGACTGCGGACAACGGCGGTGCTTATCAGATCATGTCCGCGACGATCGGAGGAAATCTGACCGCTGGCGATGTGACGAACCTTTGTCACGAAACGAACCTATATCTGACGACGATTGCTGGCATTTCGTCGGGTACGTGCTAGATGAGCTTTAGAATGCTCGCCATTCTCGCATCCCTTGCCCTGCTATATCTCGGCGCAAGCGTACTGCCGAGCAAGCCCTTCACGCATGGGAGCGAGTTTTGCACCAGTGGTGCTCCGAGTGCGCCAACCGGTGCGACGAACTGGGGCTTCAGCAAGTGCCTTTTCTATGTCAAGTTCACTGATCTCACCAAGGTTGATCTGAACAATACAAAGAACTGTAGTTCCGGCTATGCCTGGTTTACCAACCTCACTTGGTTCGGCGGAGGGGGCGGAGACTCGCCGACACCATCCGGCAATATGTCGATCAATGCCAACGGCATGGGTCTCCTCGCCTCGACGAATACGGATAACCTGAGCCTGCTAACGGCCGTGAGTACGAGTGGCGCTGCCTACAACGGCTCGTACTGTGGATATCTGTTCGATGCGAGCAAGGGCTTCTTCGTTCAGATGGTCGCGTCGCTGAACTCCGCTGTCGAGGGCAATCCCCACTCCTCATTCTGGATGATGCCGCTACCGCACCTCAACCAAGGAATAACTACCTGGGTTGAGGATGACATCATGGAGGTGGTTGATAGCTCCGGGGCATTGAGTAACCTACATCAATGGACCGGTGCTTCGAACACGCAACTCAACGCCGGGTGCCAGGTGATAAGCGGCGCGATCGACACTGCTCTGCATACCTACGCCAAAGCTATCGTGCCGATGAGTCTCAACTCCGGTACAGGTAGGCGTGAGAGCTGGGTTGATGGAGTGCACAAGACTGCGGCGGATGTGACATACACCTCCTCCGCGTCGGCACCCTGTTCGACTGGGAGCCCTACCGGTGTCTATAGCGTCGCGGACACCATGTCGTACATCCTAATCCTCGGCGGGCCGTTCATCGCGGTCCAATCCGTACAGGTCTGGGGGCCACCATGAACCTTTTTGTTCTATCGTTGGTCCTGTTATTCTGGCATGGATCGGCCAGTTCCTCTCACGACTTCAACCCTGCGGACTTCGCCAGTGCTGACTTCAACGTTTAGAGCCGCCGCGCTCATCCTTGTGTTCTCGCTCGCCGCTTCTGCTCAGACCGGCGGGTCGAAGACGACGAGTGGAATAACGACAGACATCAACACCAATCAGGCGTCCGGTCAGGGTGCGGCGGGCACGGCGACCAAGCTGCGGCAGACCATGCTCGACATGCTGGTCTCGACGCCGAATGTCTACACCGCAACTGGGTTTACCGGGGTGGACTGTACGGGAGCGACGGATTCGGCAGGTGCCTTGCAAACGGCAATTGCTGCCATTCCTGACAGTTCGACGCTGTTTTTTCCCACCGATTGCACTCTGCATATTGGTTCTACTGTCACAGTAACCGATCGCGTTGGTCTTGTCCTGACTTCCGGCATACGGCAGCAGGATAGCGGCGGTGCTCCGCAGTTCGTATGGGTCGGCGCCAACAATGGGGTGATGTTCGATTTCGAGCATTGCGATCATCCGACCATACGCGGTTTTCGCTTCGTCACCGATGGAGTGCATTCGGTCAATGCCTTTCTCAAGTTCGATGGAACGACGGGAGGATCGCACGTCGGTACGCAGGCCGAAGTTGGGTGGAATGATTTCATTCACAGCAGCCTAAGTAATGCCAGCTTCGTCGCCGTCGATTGGAGCAGGACCGCGACAACAAACCACGAAAACTACTATATCCACGACAACACGATCACCTGTGACAGCGGGCAGCTCAGCACCAACCGGGCGATCGATGGAGTCGTGACGAGCGGCAGCACGACCCTGACGAGCGCCACGGCGGCTTTCGTTTCCGGGGATGCAGGCAAGAGAATACGGCTGAGTTTTCCCGGTAGCCAAGGCGGCCTGTTCTGGGATACGACGATCGCCAGCTTTACGAACTCGACTACCGTCGTTCTTGCCGCCGCGCCGTCATGGATAGTCGGCTACATCGGCGCAAGCCCTCTATCAAATGTTCAGATCACGACCGGAACGAATTTCGGTGTCGGCCTTCGACAAGGCGCCAGCCAGAATGCCAAACATACGCGGATATACTATAATCAGATTACCGGATGCGACATACAGGTCGCCATTCTCGGCGGCAGCGCGGACATCCGCCACCTTGGCGGCGGGTTTGGCGGCACGGGAGTTTTGGCCCAAGGAAACTTGACAGACTCGATCATCATCGAGCAGATCGAGAACGAAGGGAATCTTCGCGAGCTTGATCTCAAAGGCGGCGTTGCCCCGTTCACGGTCATCGGATCGAGAGTGGCAAACATCAACCAGCTTGCCGATGGGTTCTACAAGCTCGGGTCTTCCGTCACGCTCATTGGTTCCGGCTCGGTGTCTTCCGTCAGCACGGGGTTAGGACAGGGCACCACTTATGCGACGGGTAACACCCATGCCATTCTCGTCGGCGAGCAAGGCAACGCCACGACCGGCGCCACCGGATCGCCGGTTACCATGATGAGCATGAACAACCAGTTCGGGATTTCGTTGGTCCTATCGGGTTACGGTTTGTTCTTCTACGGATTCATGTCATTCAACGACCAGATCGGCACTAATCCGAATGCGACTACTGTTCTATCTGGTGGGCAGCAGGCGGCGGGATCAGTTTCTCAAGTATTAATGCCCAACTTACCCACCTCTGCACCGGGTGGATGTACCGGTACGGGACGCTTGTGGAATAATTCAGGTGTGCTAACTGTGTGCTGACACGCGAAAGGAGCACGCCTTGAAAAAACTGCTCGTTGGAATGTTTCTAATCTTATCCTCAACCACTTTCGCTCAGCAGCCGCCGGCTCCCCCTGTCAAGGAATACGATCTCAAGCTCACCATGGCGGAGATCCAGATGATCGGCACGGCGCTCGTCAAGCGGCCGTACGAGGAAGTAGCCGCCTTGCTGGGTAAGCTGAACCAGCAGGTAACCGAGCAGCAGAAAGAACTTCCAAAATGAGGGCTCTATGACCGACTATTCCTGGCTGATCAAAGCTAACCGGCAGCGATGGGATGAATGCCACATCTTACCGAGCCGCGAAGCAGAGGTCATCAAGGCGGTCGAACGCTTGGTAGAAGAAAACGCTAAGTTCCGCTACCAGGCGGTCGAAGCGGCAACGAATGTGCCGTGGCCGGTTGTCGGTGTTATTGCCTACCGCGAGAGCGACGCAGACTTCACCAAGCAACTTGGCCAAGGAGATCCGCTCGACCATGTGTCGCGGCATATCCCAAAGGGACGTGGCCCCTACCTGCATCATTCTACGGACGGTCCAGGGCACGACGCTTGGCACCGTTGCGCCGTCGACACCTTACAAAACACACCTCCGTACACCGCGCGCTGGACGGATTGGTCGATCGGCGGCGTGCTGACAATCTTGATTCTTTACAACGGCATCGGCTATGAGAAATACCATAATGAGCCGAGCCCCTATGATTGGGGAGCGACCAGCATCGAGGAGATCGGCAAGTACACTGGTGACGGACAGTTCAATCGATCCGTATGGGACACGCAATTAGGGTGCGCTGCACTGCTCAAGAAGATGCTGGAACTGGACGACACAATTAAATTCAATTAGTGGTAAATATGTAACACGTTTTCCGTATATCGTGGCGACTCCATTAAACGGAGATGTCCCATGAAATCACTTCTCGCCGGTACCATCCTCGCTCTGTCCGCTGTGTCCGCGTTCGCTGCCGACATGGCTATTCCCACTAAGGCTCCCTCCTACATCGCGGCGCCGACCGGTTTCTGGGTCATGGGCGTCGAAGTAGGCGGCGCGGTTGTCAACCACTCTTTCGACTTTTTTAACACCGGAACCGGCACACTCGAAGTAGCCGGCGCGCGTGCGGGCGGACTTTTCGGTTATGAGTGGAAAAATATCGTGATGTTCCGCCTTCTGGGTGAGGCGGAGTACGACTTCGGCAAAGGTGGTGCATCCTGCCTGGGAATGGGGGTTGCTTGCCACTTCTCGCACGGAGGCGTTATCACCGAACGTGTCGATTTCGGCTTGCCGCAGGCATGGCTCGGCGGAGCTACCCCGTTCGTCTCTGTCGGCATGTCGCAGTCGCAGATATCCGCCACGGTCGATAATGTGGGCTCAGCGGCGAGCTGGGAGAACGCGATCCTGGCGGGTGCCGGCCTGGACGTGCCGATGGGACCGTTCAGCTTAGGTGCCCGTTGGGACCACGTCTGGCCCGCCAAAACGCTCAACTTCGGAACGACGGCCGGCCCGATGGGGGTAGTAGTTGCCAACACTACCGCAAGTGAGGTATTCAAGGTGAACCTGAAATGGAGGTTACCTTGACCCCACCCAACGTACAGACCCCCGTCGTTCCTAACGCCGCCAGCACGCCTGTTCCGTCAACCGGCGTGCTGACCAACCTGGACACTATCATCCACCAGGCAGTGAATGCCGAAAGCCTGATTGCAGGGATCATTGCCATGTTTTTTCCGGGTCTTGCTCCCTACATGCCCAAGATCCTGGCAGTGGTGAACGGGCTTGCCGCAATCCTGGACCAGGTCACCGGCATCACACCTCCTCCAACCACAGGTCTGCCGACGCCCTGATATCCATGAACCAGGATCAGATATTCGGCATCTTGCGGATCGTGCTGCCCCCGCTCCTCGCCTATATGGCGGGGAGAGGGTGGATGACATCCGCACAAGCCGCGGGCCTGCTGGCGAACCTTCCCGAGATCATGACCGTCATCGTCACGATCGGCGGCGGCATCTGGTCCTTCGTGGTGCATTCCAACCAGGGCAAAGTCGCCAGTGTCGCGGCCATGCCTGCGCATGACATAAACACCGCAACGGCAGCATTGCCGGCACAGGACAAGCTCGCGATTGCCGCGGCCTTGCCGGAAGTGAAAAACATCACGACGACGAAGGAACTGGCTGCGGCCGTTCCCAATGTCAAAGTGACGAACGGATTTGTAGCACCTAAAAAGTGAGTTACATGTTGCGTAAGGCAAGCGTATTTTTAGTTCTGCTTATTACCTTAACTGCCCAGACGGCAGTAGGACAAGATACAAAAGAATCGCGTCCAGGTATTGTCGTCGATGCGCGCGGGCAGCCTGTCATCGACCCGACGAAAAACGTGCTCGATCTGGTCGAAGCGGCAATCCGCCGTCAGGACGACCTACGCAATGCCCTCGACAAGCTGCTGCAAACAGAAATCAGTGCACAAGAAAAAATCAGCCAATTACGTTACGATCATGCGCAAGTCTTGGCGGCAGCTCAAGCAGCGCGATTGGATGGTGAGGCTAGGATACGCGCTGAATACAATGAGAAACTCTCGATCGCGGAAGCCAAGCGTATCGATGCCATTCGTGCTGTTGATGTGAATGCAGTGACGACCGCAAGCCAGCGATCAGATGTCCAGGCAACGGCACTGGCCAATCAGGTCAACCAAAGTGCCGAAGTGTTGAGAAACCAAGCTACCACGAACGCCGAGGCACTGCGCCAACTAGTGGCGACAACAGCAGCGACGGCGGCAGCCGCACAGCAACAACAGTTTGCTGCGCTATCGTCGCGCATTACCACGCTGGAGCAAGTCGGGGCCGAAGGAAAGGGTAAAACGGCCTACCAGGACCCTGTCATTCAGGATTTGCTGCGAGAGGTTAGAAATTTAAGCCAGTCTCGGGTTGGCGCAACTGCGACCGAGACAGGGCGGGGAGAAGTTGCCGCGTGGGTGCTTGCCGGGATCATGATGCTGATCGCTCTCGGCGGTCTAATCAGCACTGTCATTTTTGCCATGATGCGGAAAGCAAAATAAGTGTATTCTATATATAAAACAACTTATAGTTTGTTCCCTTTTGTACATTACTCGGACAAGCTATTATGGCAAGATCGATATTGACTTTCGGAGATTCCACTATGTGCTTTAGTCTCGCCTGGATCATGCAGCTCTGTATTTGGGCCGTGATCATCGTCGCGCTGATCGCAATTCTCCGTCTTTTCGTTCCGTGGATACTGGCTCAGCTCGGTAGCGGCGGCGTGATGATCGGCCAGATCATCAACATCATCATTTGGGCTTTCATCTGCATCATTGTCATCTACATCGTGTTCGCGCTAATATCCTGCTTGCTGTCCATGGGCGGAGGGCTGCCCCTCTTGCCGCACCACTAGGGAGTATTTCATGCCTCTCGCGAAGGAAGACCTCGACAAGATCCTCGCCGACACCAAACAAAAAAGCGAACTTGGTGATAAGCTGCACGCTTTTACGGTGGGCATCGGCGAAGCCCTCAAGGGCATGGCCGGTCATGCCGCCGCCATGAATACGGGTGGCACGAACAAGGCGCTCGCATTGTTCCAGAAAGAGCTGGATGCGGCGCATACCACGCTTGAGGACAATCAGACCGACATCAAGGCTGCGTTCGGGATTGCGCCGCCTCCGGCGGCCAAGCCCGCCGTTGCGGCAACACCTGCCAAACCGATTGTACCGCCCATCATTCCGGCCACGCCCGCTAGGCCGACCCCTTGATGTCCTGGCTGCATCATGGGCATCGTTCCCGTGAGCCCCCGCAGGCGGTGTTCATCCGCCGCCTGAATCTGCATATACAATACCATCATAGGAGGCCAACCGTGGCCACTGCATCGCTCTCCTGGACCGAACCGACCACCCGCACCGATGGCTCACCGCTTGCCGCGACCGATATCGCCAAGACCGATATTTTCGATTCCACCGGATTGACGCCGCTGATCCCGATCGGCACCGTGCAAGGTGCAGCCAACTCCTTCGTGACCGGAGTGCTCTCGGTCGGCCCGCACAATTTCACGGTTGTCGTTACGGATACGACCGGCCACGCCTCGGCTTCTTCGAACGTTGCCAGCGTCACGGTTGCTCCCACCCTCGCCAATCCGTCCGCGGTCACCGACCTGGCAGCGGCATTGAATCCGTAGTCCGCTTTGCGGCTGGCATCCGAGCCTCGTTAGCCTGCCGCAACGCCCCGCGCGCCTCGATCACCTTCACCCTGGCTTGCACCAGGTCGAGAAGGGCAGTCCCGTTAGCCAATGGGAACTGCACCATGTCGATGATCTCTTGGGCTTGCTGAAGCGACCATATTTCAAGTTCTTGCAGCATCTGGTTTCCTTTGAGTGGGCGCCGCCTAGATGTTTGAGGAAATCCCACCTATCGGCACCCTGCCGGGGTTACGACGCCACTAGCCGGCTGGGCTATTTGCCGAGCACACTCGCGAGAGTGGCTTGCAGCTCGGGATTAGGGGCAACGCCGGTCGACATGCCGAAAGCGGGGCCATTCGCACCAGTAGCTGAAGCTGCGGGTGGTTCGGCTGGCCGGAAAGGGGCGGGTGTAAATCCACCTGTGACGGGCGCGGTCGTTAGCTGTGGAGCCGGGGGTTGCCCGCCAACGGCGGGCTGACCGGCTCGAGCGGCCTCCATCTCCGCCTTGGTGCGCCGCTGCCGCCTTGGGGCTTGCCCGCCTGCCGGCAGGCTAGAAGGGGATGCAGCCTGAGCAGGGGGCGCGGTTTGGGTCTGTTGAGGTGCCGCTTGCATTGACGGGAAGG